ATCTGAAGCAGCAAGATTAGCTGAAGAAAAAGCAGCAAGAGAAGCAAAAGCTGCAGCAACTAAAGCTAACATGGCAGACTTTTAAGATACTTGGGCTAGTTTTCTAGCCCATTATTTTTATTGAGTTGTCAGAGAATTTGGAGGGACTAATGAATTTACAAAAAGGTGATAAAGTATTAAGCATAGAAGGTAAATGTAAAGGTCAAATATTAATTTATAAAGGCCCGCATGACTATCATGGTGCTGGATGGTTTATATCATTAAGCGGAGTATCTTGTGCAAAATATTTTAAAAATGTAAAACCTACAAAAACCTCCAAAATAACAGAGAAATTTCTAGAACTATTCCGCTAGTCGGAGGAGAATTAAATGAACTTATTAGATATGTTTGAAGATGAATTTGATAATGAATCATCTGATGGTAAAAATGAAAGATTACCTTTCACAAAGTTTGAAGAAGGTAATACGTATATTACTGTATTAGCTGCAGCATTGCCAAGATGGACACACTATCTTGCTAAAAACGGTAGACTAACAGTAACATGCCCTGGAAATGGTTGTCCAGTATGCGCAATCATTAAATCAGCTAAAAAGAACGATCAGAAAACTGATCACAGCTCAGCAAAGAAATTTGGTATGTTGGTTTATAATCACAATACTAATCAACTTGAAATACTAGACCAACGCAAGACCTTTGCAAAGAACTTAACTAGTTTCTTGGGAGACCTCAGAGAAGAGGCTGCTGAAGAAATTATGGAAGAAAAAGATATTACTTTAGAAGAGGCACTTAAAGAAGTTGACCATAGTGTTTATGACCCTAGTCAATTTGTAATTAGAGTTAAGAGAGAAGGTACTGGTAAAAATGATACTGCGTATACATTTAAGAAAGCACCTAAATCTCAACAAAAAGAAGTACCAGAAGAAATTCTTGAGAAAGTAAAGGAATTAGATATTAATGATTTATTCTTGTCATTATCTTCTGAGAACTTGAAGAAGTTGTTATCTGGTATGACTTTAAAAGAAATTTTTAACCCAGAAGATTCTGAAGAATCAGAAGAAGATGTAAGCTTCGAGGAGTAATGTTATGAACGATAGTTTATCAAAATCAACAGACTCAAAAGAAATTATATTATACTTTTATGAGCATGTAATGAACTCAAAAATAGATAATAATATCTCAAAGTATATAATAATGGCAAAGAGACTATTGACAAAATACTCAAAAGATGAGATAATATATACGATGGACTATTGTTCTAAACATAAACCTTCCGGAGGAATATATAGTTTCGGATATATTTCTGCAATTATTGAGGATACAATCAAGCCTTATCGCAAAGAAAAACTTAAAGAAAAAGTTAAGAAGGCTGAAGAGGAGTCTAAGGAAATTGGCACTTTGCCAAGGGCTTCGGACAACTCAAAGAAATTAAAAAACTTTGGTAAACGAGAGGAGTTTGATTGGAATGCTTAATAAAGATGATATAAAAGTTGGACAAATTTATTTTGATACATTAGATAAAGATTATCAAATAGTAACTAGTCTTAGTAAATCTTCAGTATGTTTCAGATTTGGTGAAAATATTGATAATCTATATAAAGGTGGAAATTTAAATTATAATCAATTCTGCAAGAGAATGAAACTATGTTGTAAATCAAAAATACTTAACAAGTTTTTAGAGATATTAGGAGAACAAAATGTTTGATTATAGTAATTTAAAACAACCAAAAACATTACACGAAGGCCTTGTGTTATATGCCAAGGACTCTAATAAATTTTTCCTAATAAAAAAACAAGTAGATGAAAACACTTGGATAATTGATTCTTATATAGATAAAAACTTAATTATACCTTGTGGTAAAAACGATAAATATATTGATTACAATGATTGGTTTATAAGATTTAAACGTGAATTTTATATAGTTAGACCTGGAAACAAAATACTTAGCAAATTTTTAAGCCTTATGGCGGAGTGATATTATCAGCACAAACATTTTAGCTGTTGGTTCTGAAAGACAAATCTTAGGAATATGTTTTCAGTACCCAGACCAAATAGTCAATTGTGAGTCAGAAGGTTTAACTTACAATGACTTTGGAGTAGAAGCAAATAAATATATTTACATGGCTTGTATGTATTTATATGGAAGAAAAATAGAACCAACACCAACAGCAATCTATGAGGTGTTACCTGATCAAGCAGTTAAAGACCTCGTCGATGAAGTTGGAGGGCTTAAATATCTAGTTGGATTAAACAAAGTTAGAGTAAAAACTTCTAATCTAAAGATATTTATAGAAAAAATCAAGCAAGCATATACCAGACGTGAAATCATTCGCATATGCGAAGAAACCACAAAGGATATGCAAGACGATAAAACTAACATTCTCAACCCCTCTGAAATAGTTGGGAGTGTTGAATCAAAACTCTCAGATATAAATGTTGGAAAAGCATTATCATCTGAGCTGTATAAAATAGGTAGTAAGACAGAAGAAGTATTAAGAGAAAGAGCTGAGAATCCAAATACTATCCCAGGTCTCGAAGTGGGTTTTCCAAAGTATGATAAGATAACCAACGGAGGACAACCTGGAGATTTAATATTTGTAGCAGCTCGTAGTAAGACAGGTAAATCTGTTACACTAACAAACTGGGCAGTAAAACTAGGTATAATAGATCAATTACCAATACTTTATATAGATACTGAGATGACATCTCGTGAAAGTGAAGATAGAATCTTATCTATAATAACTGGTATTCCTCACTCTGAGATAGTCTCTGGAATGTATGTATTAGATACAGAAAATGGTTCTGCTAAAGAAAAAATAGCAAGACTAGAGAAGGCTAAAGAGATGATGGCTAATGGTAATTTATATCATATCTATATGCCAGGATTTTCAATTGAAAAAGTAACAGCAATTACTAGACAATTTCAAATGCAACATGGAATAGTAGCATTATTCTTTGACTACTTAAAATTTCCAGCATCTGAAATGGCTACACTTAAAACAGTTAAAGAATGGCAGATGTTAGGATTCCTTGCTGGAGGCCTCAAAGACCTCGCTGGAATACTTAAAATACCTATCTTTAGTGCTGTTCAAGAAAATAGAAGTGGTATTGACAACTCAAGAAAGAATGCTGGTAACATCTCAGGTTCTGACAGAATCTTGCAATTGGCTACTAAACTTGTATTCTTATATAATAAGGATGAAGAAGATATAGCTAAAGATGGAATTGAAGATGGTAATCAATATTTATATATAGCCTTTCAGAGGAATGGTGAAAGTGATGTTAAACCAATACCAATACGCTTTTATAAAAATGTCTTAAGACAAGTAGAAGTAGATTGAGGTAAGAAATGTTTAAAGTTGGAGATGTAATTAAAATTCGTGAAGACTTAGAAGAGGATTATAATAGTATTTCATTTATAAATGATATTCTAGAAAATTATGGTCCAGGCCCTCATAAAGTGATTATAGTTGAAAATGAAAAAAAATATACAATAGAATTAAAAAATGTTAAAAAAGGATTTAAAGACGTACTTACATTCTATGAAAATGAAATTGTATTGTATAATGAAAATCCAATTTTTAAACGTTTCAGAGAACTACTATGAAAAATATAAAATATGTAAAAGACCACGCAAATCTTGAGAAGGTCTTGAAATACCTCAAAATAGATTATACACACAACGGTGATTCATACCGTTCAGCTTGTCCAATACACGGAGGAACTAGCAAAACATCTTTCGACATCAACTCAGAAACTGGAATGTGGTATTGTCACAGTAAGTGCAAGATTGGTGGAGATATAATTGAACTAGTCCAAAAACTCAAGGGCATTAGTTTTTTACAAGCATGTGATTTAATAGCTGATATTTCTGGCTTTACAATTGATGGAATCGAATTTACTAAAGAAGAAATAAGCCATTATGAGGATGCGAAAGAATGGATTGAATCATTAACTGAAGAAATAGAATTTAAAGAATATAATTTAGATGTTCAAGAAATATTTAAAGTAAATGAATATAGAGGACTTAGCAAAGAGCTCTTAGAAGAATATGAAATATTCTATGCCAAAGAATTTATATTATCAAATGGAACAACTCATAATAGAATTGGATTTCCAATATATTTTTTAAATAAACTAATCGGAGTACAACTCAGAGCCACTAGAAGAAACGCAATACCTAAATGGATAAGTCAACCTAAAGGACTATCAGTAGGAAATGCATTATATAATTACGACAAAATTTGCACACAAGATATTGAATTTTTGATAATCGTAGAAGGTATAATGGATTGCCTTGCATTGATAGAAGAAGGTTATCCATGTGTTTGCACATTCGGCTCAAAAGTAACAGATAAACAAAAAGAATTTTTGGAGAACCTTGGAGTAGATATATATATTGCATATGATGGAGATACAGCTGGAAGAAAGGGAGCTTTAAAGTCTTTCGAAAAACTCCAATATACTTGCGATGTATATTTTATAGATATTCCAGATGGTCACGACCCATATACAATTGACAAAGAACTTTTCAGAGAACTCTTTGAGAACGCTAAGAAAATGAGGTAATTATGAAATTTAAAAAAGGTGATGAAGTAATAGTAGTTAAAAACAATGTTCTTGATAGTAGAAAAGTTTATGGTTGTACAGCAGAAATCATTGAATTAAATATAGGTGGAGAACAAGAATATCTTATAAAAGTTATTTCTGGTAAAATGCATCCTGGTTTTACATGGTGGGTTTCGAAAGAAGCAATAGAATTAATAAATTCTAGCCCAATCTCTAAAAAATTCAAAGAATTATTCGAATAGCTCCCGGAGAAATATATGATTATCATTTTAGTTGGAGCTAGTGGAAGTGGTAAATCAAGACTTATGAATTTTGCAATAAGAAAACTTGATTTCAACTTACCTCTATGGTACACAACTAGAGAACCCAGAGAAGACCAGAGCGATTCAGTGTATACCTTCCTGAGCCCGCTAGAGTTTTTAGAAAAACAAAAAGATCATACAATAGAAAATGTAAATGTGTTGTATGGTAGTTTATATGGAACAAGCTTTCCAGACTATAAGAACACTAACTACATCTCAATAATGGATGTTGAAGGTGCTTGGAAAGCTAAAAGAAAATATGGCAAATACATGAAGGCTATATTTATAGACTGTTCAGAAGAAGAAAGGGCTTATAGAATGCTAATGAGAGGAGATACTCAAGAACAAGTTTATTACAGACTTGCAGAAGACCGTAGTAAGTTTAGAGATGTTTTCCATCATACTGAATATAAGATTACTTCTGGAACACCTCAAGAAGACAATGGAGAATTTATAGATATTTTAAAGGATGTTTACAATGAATAAATTTAAAGTAGGCGACAGAGTTATATGTTTGCAAGAACAAGATAAAAATAAAAAAATAATTAATCAAATTGGCACAGTAATTCAATTAAACGGTACTACTAATGTAAGAATAGAATTTGATAATAATATAAATGGTCATTCTGGTAATGGAAATGCAAAAGGTAAACATGGCCATGTATGGAATGTAGAAGTTGGAAAAATAGACTTTGCAAACTTATCGCCAATCTTAGAAAAATTCTCCAAACTATTTTAGGAGAAACAATGAATAAAACATTTGTTCATACACACACACATTCATACTATTCTGAACTAGATGGTCTTGGGAGTATCCAAGATTATATCAACAAAGCGATTAAACTCGGAATGCCAGCACTAGCAATAACAGATCACGGTTCATCTAGTGGTGCTTATGAGTTGTTTAAACTTTGTAAAGGAACTCCAATCAAACCCATCTTGGGTACAGAATTTTATATAAAAACAGAATACGGGGTAGGACACCTCGTAGCACTTGCAATGAATAACACAGGTTGGTCTAACATATTAAAACTTCAAAGGTTTGCTTTCTCAGACCTCGGCTTCACAAGCCGTAAACCTTGTATTGATATGAAAAGACTAAAGCGGCACAATGAAGGTATAATAATAACTTCTGCGTGTGTAGCTAATCCGATTGGCTATCTCATAAAGAATGGTCAAGAAGAAGAAGCACTTGAAATGGCTGTAGAGTTTCAAGAAATTTTTGGAGACCGTTTCTATATTGAATTGCAGTCCTCATTAAGCGAACAGCAAACCATTGTGAATAATGGGTTGATTCAAATTGCCTATAAGATAGGTGCTGAGATGATACTCACCAATGATTGCCATTACGTTGAAAAGGAAGATGCATATGCTCACGAAGTTCTTCTAGCAATTCAAACAAAAAAGAAAATGACTGATGAAAATCGGTTCAGATTCGATTGTGACGATTATCATTTTAAAACTTATGATGAAATGTTAGACTACATCAAGTTTGACGAAGAGATCGCCCATAAAGCACTTCAGAATACCCTTGAGATTGCAGACCGTTGCAACGCAACAATTGAACAAGGCACTTATTTTCCATCTTATCACACCCTTCCAAAAGGTGAAGATGGTCAACCTACTTTACGTAGAATGGTAACTAAAAGCTATAAAGAGAGAATCCTAGGCGATGGCCTACACTCTAAAGAATTTAAAGATGACGTTGCCACCGAGTTAGACGTTATATGTAAAGAGGGATTCGCAGACTACTTTCTCATAGTACAAGATTATGTAAATTGGGCAAGGTCCAATGGAATACTCGTCGGAGATGGGAGAGGCTCAGGAGCGGGTTCTAAGACAGCCTTCACATTAGGAATAACCGAGGTAAACCCAGAGGAATATAATCTACTCTTTGAAAGATTCCTTTCTAATGGTCGTATCCCAGACTTCGACGTAGATTTCTCTGATAGAGAAAGGGTTATTGATTACCTAATTGAAACTTACGGGATTGAAAATGTAGCCCTAGTAGGGAACTATATTTATCTAACAACCAAAGCTGTAATACGAAAAGTGTTATCTGCATTTGGTTATCAAAGCTACTATATCACATCTCTAACAAAACCAATTGACGAATTAGGCGATACCTTAGATGATGCATATAGAAAATCAAAAGCCTTTAAAAAACATTGTATTAAAAATCCTGAAGAATACGAAGTTATAAAAAGACTTTATAATGTCATCAGTCATGTTGGTGTACATGCTGGTGGAGTATTGATATATCCAAACATCAGCGAACTAATTCCGGTAAGAACAGTTTCAGCAAACCGTAATCGACTCATAGCATATCTTGATAAGAAAATGCTTGAATGGCTTGGGCATGTGAAATTTGACTTGCTAGGATTGACGTCTTTAACTGTTAATGAAGATGCAGTTAAGTCAATTAAACTTGACATGGATGTAGATATTGATTTACACAAAATAAACTATAATGACCCTTTAGTTTATGAGATGTTATCTCAAGGTAATGCAAGTGGGGTTTTCCAGTTAGCTGGTCAATCCCATATGTTACTTGAGCAAAAACCTAAAAACTTTAAAGACCTTATAGCAATCAATGCATTGTTAAGACCAGGTGTAGGAGATTGGGACGAATACATTGCAAGACGCAATGGGAAAGCATATGACTTACACCCACTCCGTAAACCATACCTAGAAGAGACCTTTGGAATTATAGCATACCAAGAACAGTATGAAATGGACTGTAAAGTCTTTGCTGGGTGGTCTATAGCATATGCTGACAAACATGTACGTAAAAACAAAGATTTATGTGCTGACACAGAGCTTCAGAATAAATTTATCAGTGATAGTATCAGTAGAGGATTTAAAAAGCCGCTATTGACAAGGATTTGGTCTGAAATAGTACAAGCTGCAAGTGATGGTTATTCATTTAATAAAAGTCACGCTGTCTCATACGCTATCTTGAGTTTGCAATCAGCTTGGCTAAAATACCACTATCCCGCTCACTTCTATGCAAGTCTAATGACAAAACATGGAGACGACTCAGATAAGCTGGCTGATTTAATAGCTGAAGTTAAAAAACAAAAAATAAAAATAGCACCACCTGATATAAATAATTCTACTGAAAAATTTGTTGCTAAAGGCGATACAATATATTTTAGAATTACATCTATAGAACAAGTAGGTGATGCTGCAATTAAATCAATTCTTTTGCATAGGCCAATCAAAGACCTTAGAAGTCTTATTGAGAATACTCAAAGAACTGATTTGAAAACTAATGTAATAATGAATCTTATTAAGGCTGGTTGTTTTGATTATATTGATTCCAATAGATTTAATCTCATTAATTCTGCAGAAGAAATCTTAGAAATACCTAAGACTGATTTTCCAGAATATAGTGATATTCATAAAGCTGACTTCGAAAAAGAAAGCCTTGGAATGTATTTAACAAAACACCCTTTAGAAAAGTTTCATTATAAATCGTTTGACAAATTTGAAGAACGAGAAACAGTAATACTTGCTGGAGAAGTTACTGAACTTTCTGAAAGAAAAGATAAGAACGGTAACACTATGGCATTTATAACATTAACATCTCAATATGGTAGTGTTAAAGGCTTAGTATTTTCAAGTACATGGTCCGATAAAATGCGTGAAGTATTTTCTGTTAATCAATTCGTTGCAGTCAAAGGAGTCAAATCAGGTACTAGCCTAATAATTAATAAAGTTAAGAAACTTGAATTGGAGTAATGAAATGACAGAATCTGAATTTTTTAAAATAAAAAAAATGTTCTACAAAGAGTATTGTGGAGATATTGTTGAATATTTTAGTTATAATCTTGAGCGTATAAGAAAAGTCAAAGGAATAAAAGAATATTCATTTAATAATAATTTTCTTATTAAAATTGATTCAATATATTCCTGGGAAACGGTAGGCACATATTATTGTCTTCCTGTTGGTATTACTTTAAATCCAGGAGACATTCTTGAGATGTATGATGGCTCAGTTTTAATATTTAAAAACAAACTAAAACAATCTCGCCTTATCTCTTGTGGATTGACATTTGGCAATAAAAGATTACGTTATCATAAATATGTAGGAGATATTTATAAAATAAATGGAAATCATATATATGTGATGAACCCAATTAAACAAAAGTTTATTGACTTATTCGGTGATTAAATGAAATGTAAAAACTGTGGAAAAGACCTACCACCATTTGCATTAAGTTGCAAAGAATGCTCTGAGGGATTGTGTGACATATGTCACGTAACTCTCAAAGGCATTTGCGAAGAATGCAAAGATGAAAAAAATAATATTCCAGAAGTCTGGAGAAGGTCTTGGCTAACTCTTTTTGAAGTTTGCCCATATGCTTGTTATAAAACTGCGATAGAGGGCGTAGACTCAGAAGGAAATATATGGTCTCATGTAGGAAACGTATTACATGATGTATTTGAATTAGCATCTTTATATAAAATCGACAGAGAATTTAGTGTACTTTACACAGAGTTTACTGTAAGGTTTATGAAGTATCTTGAAACTGAAGAAGGTACTAAACATAAAGAAGCAGCTCAACAACTTGTTAAGGGTAATATAATTACAAAAATGTATGATAGAGCTACTGCAAGTATTGAGACATATCTTGAATACGAAAAGACCGCACCAGACCCTATTGAAACTGAGATAAAACTATTCTTAGATATAGATGGTTGTCAAAAAATCTCTGGAACAATAGATAGAATTAATCCACTTGAAGACAATGAAGTTGAATTAGTAGATTATAAATCTGGCAAATGTTATTATGGAAAGAAACTTAAAGACGATCTACAAGTACCAATTTATATAATGGCTTACCGACAGAAATATGGGAAACTACCAAAAAGGTTTACTTTCATCTTTACTGAAGATGGTAAAAAGAGAACCTTCGAAAGGGTTGATGATGATAAGTATATATGTACTGTTGTAAAACGTGAATATGTAATTAGTCTCCAAGAGACAGCTCGAAAAATTAAAAGAATATTCGCAAGAGTTTACCAAGGTAACTGGAGTATACCTTCAAAAATCAATTCTTATTATTGTGCTAATTTCTGTGATGTAGCAAAGGCTGGTCATTGTGCTGGTGCTGAAGATCAAGAATGGATAAACCTAAGAGGTAATTTAAAAAGATGAAATATATAACAGTATATGATATAGAAGGTATCCCTAAATCTGAAATAGGATATACAAAAGAATTATATAGTTATACTGAGATGGTTAATTATAAGGATTATGATATGAGTCAATTAGACATCGATACAGACGTCCAAGAAAGAGACCATCCAGCTGGCTGGGTAGTTCAAAAAAGAGAAGATGGAAAATGGATTTTCGTTCCTGTATTTGAATTTGAAAAATGGGAATATAAAGAGGATTCAAAATGCTGCGGTAACTGTGCGGTATGTACATGTAAGGAGCATTAAATGAAAAGAGATGCATTAATTGATATAGTAAACGAACAAATTGAAATGTTCGATGATATGTATGAGAAGGCAAAAGAATCTGGAGTAATATCTAGTGAACTTTGGTGGATAACATATTTAACAGAACAACTCAGACAATTTAGAGATACTATGTTAGTTAACAAAATGTTTGAAAAGGATAAAGAAAATGTTTAATATTTATGTACTTTCTCTAATACTGAATATATTATTTACAGTATATATATCTACGAAAGGAACGGCAAAGGAAATAACTTTATTGAGATTGCTTCTTTTAGCTGTTATTCCTGTAGTGAATAATATAATGACAATAATATATGCGATAGTAATAGTCACAGTATTGGTTATGGAAGACTAGCCGAGAGGCGGAGGGATACTATCAAATATGTAACAGGTGGCTACGAAGGGCCACAGGATTATATGAAGTTAGCCTTTATTGGAGACCTTCATATAGGTCATATAAGCTTCAACCAAAATGTTCTACAAATGATGTTTGATGAAATCGACTCAGACAGAGAACACTATCGAATTTTACTAATGGGTGATTTGCTGGAGTGTGCAACAAAAAGCTCAATTGGTGCTGGTATAATTGAAACCAATTTAACCGTAGATGCCCAAATAGAGCGAGCAATAGAATTGTTCAGACCATATAGAGATTTAATCGATGGTATTGTAGAAGGTAATCATGAAGCTAGAATTTATAAAATGACTGGTATTGATGTTACAAAGCTCATTGCACAGGCCTTAGATGTTCCTTATTTAAGATATACTGGAGTTGTGAAATATACTCTAGGAAGAATTAGATATACAGTGAATATGTGGCATGGATCAGGTGGAGCTGGCACAATAGGAAACTCATTTAATAAATGTATCAAGATGGCTGAAAAAACTGTATCAGATGTATATGCAATGGGGCACACTCACAAATTAGGATGTACATCAAGACAATTCACAATCCCTAAAACTGTACAAGTTGAAGAAATAACGCAACACTTTATATTAACTGGTTCAGCTTTAGACTACGATGAAACATATCCAGATGGAATGAACCTTCAAAGAGTATCTCCTGGTTTCCCAGTAGCAACCTTTAAAGGAAGTCGTAGAGAAATTTCGGTAGCCTTGAAGATTTATAATGGCAACCACTAATAAAGACTTAAAATTTCAAACCCCTAATAAGCCTAGACAGAAACTTCTATTCTCTGTGGTGATTCCACCATCTAGTAATAATGCATTCTATAATGGTAGAAGAGGTATTAAATCTCATGCTAAATTATGGATGGCTAGATGTAAAGCTCATGTGTTAAAGATAATAGAAGAATCTGGATGGCAACACGAAAACGAACAAGTCTGGTTTTATGTAGACTTAATATATTATTTTCCCTGACCGTAGATACCGAGATAGCCATAACACATTTAAAATATTCTTTGATGGCTTACAAGGTACTTTCGTTGAAAATGATTATTATATACTACCAAGGGTTCAAGGCTGCTTTTTAGATAGAGAAAACCCTAGAGTAGAGGTCTTAGTGAAAGCTCAGACGGAGGCACAACGTGAAAAGTTTAGGGAAGGTTTTAAGTAAGACACTTGGAAGTGTCGGAACTTTACTAGATTCTATCAATATATTTGATAAGGATTTAGAGTTTAAATTAGAATTTAGCTTGAAGAACAAGCGGAGAAATGAATGTCAATACAACAAGCAAAGCAATACAGAGCACAAATCAAAGTAAACTATTCGGATGATGCTGGTACATCATTAGAGAGAACCTTTACAATATCAGAAGCACAATCTTATCAAGAGTTTATGAAACTTATTTCAGATGCTTATGAGTTGATTAGATTTACATTTGGCCAAGATGAATTTGATAAACTTGAGAAAAAGGCTAGAGAACCAGAGCAAGCTCAAGAAGAAGATACTCCTAGTGATCCCGTAGAAGAAACGGAGAAGGAAAATGACTAATAAAGAGTTAGGTAAAATAAAAGAAGTATTCATGGAAAATTATCCAGAAGTATTTAATGTTACAATTGAGAGAAATGTAACAGTAGTTGTACTTAAGAATGGTTTTAGTGGAACTGCAATGAGAAAACCTGGTGACATCAATAAGCCTTATAAGGCTATGAAACTTGCATTAGCTAGAGCGTATGAAGATACTGCTCTTTCAGAATTGTAAAATAGTATGACTTATTTAATAATATTTAGCTTGATGATGGGAATGTTTTTAACAGCATTCCTATGGTCTTGTCTAAGAGATGGATACTTATTTAATATAATTGCATGTACAAAATGCAGAGAAGAAGAATTAATTATAGCAGCTGTTGGTCATGAAAGATTTAAAGTAATGACAACTCAAATAGATCATGTCTATCAACTTAAAACTAACAACTTATATAATTATATTTGCTTCAGAAAAATATATAAACAAATGGTGATTAAGTGAAAATAGTAGCAATACAACCCATGGGCCCTCACCTAATCTGCATCATGGATACTGGAGAAGGAATCTCCAAAAATGATATAGAAGGTGAAGTCCGTAAAGGGGTAGAAGTAAAACTAATAGATGGTAAGTACAAGGTCACAGGAGCAGCCCCAGAAGAATGTGCTGCATGACCTAATAAATAATTCGCTAGGTTAGCGAGGAGAATTTAATGTTATTTCCAAAAAAAGATATAATGATTGTTATAGATGAGCTTGAAATTGGAACTGAATATAACGGATACAAATTAATTGAAGTTAGTGAATGGGTTCAAGATTATAAATATCAATATAAAACAATTATATTTGAAAAAAATGGCAAATATTACTCTATAGTAGAAGGAAGAAGTGGCTCTCCATTTACAGATTGGAATTACGATTCTGAATATTGGGATGAGGAAGTTGATTGTGATAGAGTAAAACAAGTAGAAATTACCAAAAAGGTATGGAGAAAAATTTAATGTTTAAAAAAATTATTGATAACAAATCATTAACACTTATAATTCTTGGAATTGTAGCAGTTGCTTCATTATTCTTAGAATTACAAGAAGTTATTTTCTTAGTTGCTGGTGGTCTATTAACCTTCATCAATCCTGATAGAAATGACTAAATAAAGCCCTCTGAGGAGTTCTAAGGCTTAGTAATAGAGTAGTATTAGTTGAGTACAGAACTCTTCACAGAGCTCAGAAGGCTTGGACAGGCATACCGAAAAAGGGTTTGTAGTAGAGTAATCAAACCAGAAACCCCGAGAAACACACTAAAAGTAACGGGCTCTCTCGACAACATAAATGAGAGTGTGCGCAATGCTTAAGGAGAACTGTTAGGATTACACGCCGTTAACATTATTGGGAAAGTAAAGCTTCTCGCAAAGAAAAAGAAGGCCTCTAAAGACCTTCCTTAAAGTGCTTCGCACTTTCAACTTCGCTTCGCTTGTTGAGTTGCTTTCTCAAAAAATGTTATTCTTCTCCCCCCTCACCCCTCTGAGCAAATTTAAAATTACCATTTATATTTATTTTTCTTAACTCTTAAAACAACATCACAAGAAACTTTAAAAGCTTTTGCTATCATATTACAACTAAGATTAGAATCTTCAATTGCAAATTTTATTTTATCATGAATAGACTTATCAATAGTATATCTATTAATTAATGTCTCTGTTGATAATTTTTTAGAATTTCCACCTTTGATTTTATTATATCCATTATTTGGATTTGTTGTATTATAAAGTTCAATATAATAATATTCTAATTTATTTAATTCTTCTTTAGAATATGCAATATCAAATTCTTCATCAATTTCAAAATTATCAATACCATATTTTTTAATAGAATTTTTAAGATGATTATTATGAGAAAATTTTAATAAATTATTTCCATATCTGTTTTTAAAAGAAGAGACGGTTTGACCAAAATAAATTTTATTATTAAGTTTATTTCTAATTTTATAAATTATACCATACATATAAATACCTTGAGCTTGCTCATATAACTATTTTATTAAATAGACACAGCTTGCGCTATTTGAGGAAAAATTGTTTATTTTATATTTTGATTATATCATATATTTTTGCATTTGTCAAATTTACATAGTAAAAGTGGTACTAATACTTAGTATTAAGACCAGGTCATAATAGGAGGTCATATGATTTATTTAATGATAATATTTTTAACATGGTATGTACTGAGAGAATTATCAGAACTCAGAGACCGTATCATAGCCCTTGAATATAAATCTAGGAGATAACAATGAATAAAGTATTATGTAAGAGAGCAGAACAACTTTTTAAATATACAAACGATAAAGAACCAAATATTTATGTAACAACTAATGTATGGTCTTTAAACACATTAAAAAAATTCTTTAGAACAAGCAGATATAAGTTTGTTAAAGAAGGAACTTTGTATGGAGAAGACTGTTGGTTATTTATAAATAATGAATCATCAATCCTCAGAAAGTTCTCAGAACTCTTGGAGGTTTAGCATGTTAGAAATGAAATTAGCAGGAGATATACTAAGAGAAACAAAAAGAAAAACACCAACATTATTTATAAAAAAAGAACACTATTTTGAAGCTATCTCTAGCTATATGAGAGATTATAATTATATAGAAAAATATGATGAAGAAAATGAAATATATATCTATAGACTTAGAGGATACAACAAAATATCTGCGAAATTCTATGAGATGTTAAATAAATCATTGGAGGTGTAAAATGATTTTAGAATTAATAATAAGTGCACTAGGCTTTCTCAAGACCTGGAAGACAGGTAATAAATGGACATATGCACCACTAATAGGAATAATAAGTCAAATCTTTTGGGTTATAATAATCATTCGAGATGCTCAATGGGGATTATTGCCGGGCTGTGTGATGTATACATTTCTTTATAATCGAAACTTTATTAAATGGAGAAAGGATGCAACTCATGAAAACCATAATAGAAACTAAGCTAGACCAACTAGTCATAGTCAAAGAACACAGAGCAAACCTTCAAGGGGTTGCAGTAGTTAAATATGGAAAATATTATTTAGTTATAATTAACGAGTATGTCGGAAGACTCCCAGGGGTTCGCTGGGTTCATGAAAGTAATATAGAGGTGATATAATGAAAGTATTAGAAAACAATCACAACAAACCAAAGAAAATTAAATGTTGGTTTTGTGATAGTCTTTTAGAATATGAAAATAAAGATATAGAAGATTATGAAACTTATGAATATGATTATGAAGGCCATTGTTTTACAGTAATAAAACAAAAAATAACTTGTCCATGCTGTAATGCAGCAATATTAATATAGAGGTGATATAATGGTTGGCATTGTTCTAATATACCTAATTATAATATATATGTTAATATATTTACTTTATGAAAATATTGATTAAAATAAAAGAGCTGGACTAAACCAGCTCTAAGAAACAACAGCAATTATTATTGTGACAGCTATAGTAATCAATGTGATTATACTAGTAGCCATGGTAGCTATTGCAAACCTATCCTTACCTCTAAGGATATTCATTATAGTTTTAATATCGGACTTTATCTCACCTAGGTCAGTTCTATTGGCCTCGATATTACTAGTATTCTTTACAACCTTTTCCATAATTTCTCCCTTTGATTTCTCAACCTCAAGCTGAACAATTAGTTCAACTTCTTCTCTGGTAATTTTACATTCATCACCCATTATCACACCTCCTGGGCTATCTACGATTTTCCATTTCGAGTTCGTCAATAATTTTTCTATAATTATATTTCTCTTGATCATAGTTTAAGAATCTTAAACCAGTTAATTGAGCAAGTATCTCAAGTCTTCTATCAGTACCTTGCTTTCTCATTAGCTTACTTCCACTACTATAAGGGCCTAATTGTTTTAGTATGTGGTGTAAACTAGAATCAATATCAGTACCATAGTAACTGTCATAGTCAGCAGCCAACTCAACAGGAACTTTAATAAAAGGACTTAATCTTCCAATAAAACTTTTAACATCTAATGAAAGGTCTTGATAAGGTAAATTAGGATTATAAATCTTAACTCCATCTGCATCACCAGGAACTGTTACCCAATCCTTAGCAAAATCTCCAGCATCTCGCTTACGATCAAACGAGATTCTTTCATCACCTAAATTAGATTGGTCAAGGGCCTGAAGACCTTTAATAAATGGTCTATACTTCTCAGGATGCTTAGTAACCATTTCCATTTGTAATGGAATATTTTTCTTAGCCCATGTCCAAAATGGAACAGCCCTTCTGAGGACTTCCTTTTCAAACACAGTAGCATTCTTATAATCAAATAAGAATTTATTTGTCATCTCAGCAGCCAAGTTAGGATTCATACCACTTTCTATGTGATGTACGAAATTTAACATCTTATCTAAATTCTCAATATAGCTACCAACTTGTGTACCAGCTTTATAAGGTAAAAAATTAGTAGCATTACTTGGGTCAAACTTTGCCCATTTACTATTGGTCTTTTTACTAGATTCCATGAGTTGTCTTAACTCAAAACCAAATTGACCAGTATCAATGACTTCTAGTTGTTTGGCAACTTGTATTAATTCTTCTGCATCAAATCCACCTATAATTTCATTAGAAACGCCAGACATTATATTAGCAATTCTTTTACGTTCCTTAAACGAAAATGCTTTAGTGCCAATATCTAAGTAAGAATTAAATGAATTACCCATAGCATTACGAGCATGGAATGAAGGATTAACAACTGTTACATTCAACTTCCACAAGTGTAAGAATTTATCATAAACATCAAGAACCTTTTGGATTCCATCAGATTTTTGATACGCTGATAATTGATTAAAATGATCAAGAACTTCTTGCTTCATAGCTCTTGTGTTGAATAATCTTTTACCATATTCGTCAGTAGCACTATAAACTTTATTTATATTACCACGAACCTCGGCATAAAGATCATCAGGCTTTATGAGTACATCTGCTAAATATTCATTTTGAAAATGATTAATAATTTCAGTAGTAGTAATAGGACCTTTTGTTTTAACACCTTTAGCTGCATCTATTCCTCTGAGGTCTTTAGCAAGTCTAATTAAATCTTCTCTAGGAATAACAACTGATTCAGTACCTTTAAGGCCTCGCTTAGGTGTGTAGGGTTCAGAAACTAATTCAGCAATTTTCTTTGAGTTCTTAGAATCAAATACATAATTCTCATGTCTTATAGCACGCTCAGTAAGAGCTTTAACTAAATCGTTTTCAAATAAATCTCTAGGGACTTCAACAGGTTGACCATTTTTAAATAAGTCATCAAATGTTGGAGCTTTACCAAATTGTTCTAAATGATTATCCCAAGCGTTGTGAAAGTCTTTAATAGAACCTTTCCAATTACGAGATAATTTATTAGCAATGAATGGTCTGCCATCAGAACCAACTAAGGCATCTTCTGACAACTCAACAAATTCATTAAATAACTTTTGATGTTTCTCTTTAACTATATGAGGAAAATAAGCAGCAATTTTATTAGACTCTTCCATGGTTTGGAATACATTAAGTTCTTCTCTAAGTTTTAATACAGTATCTATCAACTCAGAATCTCCATCTAATAATTTATTTTGCTTAAGCATAGTATCTGGAATCTCAGTCCAATTAACAAATTGATCATATGCCATACCTAACTGACTCTTAGCATAATCATCTACCTTGCCATCTCTAAAAGCTTTTCTAAGTTCATCTGCTTTACTTTTAGCAGCATCTATATTTCTAACATTCTCAAACTCTTTGAGTTGTTCATCAATTTTAGAAATTTCATTTTTAATATTATCACTTTGCATCCAATAACCTTCTTTAGTCTTTTGAGCATTAGATTCAATAGCTTCGGAAATTTCATCCATTTTACCAATCTCAATATCAGTACGTTCAAGTAGTGCATCATAGAAATCTTTTCTATCAACGCTCTGAATAATACCAGTTTTCTGAGCTTCTAATATTTGATCATCTATAAACTCTTTCTCAATCCTTGTGAGGTCTTTGAGGCGTTTATCTGGAAAATATTTTTTCATCACAGAACGTTTATAGTTTCTAATCTGCTTTTTATCAATACCATCTAGTTGATTAACAACTGATTCAAAATCCAACTTAAGATACTTATCAAGATTGTCAATTTGCTCAGTAGTCAAATCATAAGATTTTGCTTTAAGTTTTTGTGCATCTAAAATAGATTCAGCATATTTACGTTGCTTAGCATTTCTAACTTTAGTATTTTTAATAGACGCAATATTCTCTTCTGGGGTTTGTTTGAATAAATCAGACAACAAGTCATTCTTGACAAAATTTGCTTTAAATTCTTTACCAGCATTTTTATTAACCTTAGAAACTTCTTCGGCAATTTTCTTAGCTCTATTAAATTTTTTACTTTGTAATATTTGAGCTGAATCAGAAATGTTTTCCATATCTATATCAAACTTAGAAGTATTATCTATCATCTGGTCAAACAATCTTGCCATACGCTCTGTTTCTGGACTAACTTTAATATCAAATCCTTTACCACTTCCTAAATTAAATTGGTCTATAAGTTTATCGACATCATCATTAGTTGCAAGTAAAGCATCTATATCTGCATCAGTTAAAACATTATCTCTACGAATCCAATCGGGAGTAGAAGCATCTCCATAGACTTTCTTTAAATCAGAACCATCTATAAATGAATCAGAGAATAACTCAGTCTCAGTAGCTTTTGTAGAATCTAAATCTATATCTTCCCAAGGGTCAAATGCCTCATCAAATTGAGCCTGTTTAAAATCACCATAATAATCAGTTCTAAGAATATTATCTATCTCACTATCAGTCAAAGTAGAATATAATTCATTAGCATCCAACTTAGCTTTATTAACAATACCTTGGTCATAGAGTCTTTTATTTCTAGTACCAAGTTCTTTAGCAAGTTCTTGAAGTTCTAACAATTCATCATCTGTAATAGCACCACTAGCAAGTCTACCTTCTAGGTCTACTCTTCTGGTTTTTAAATCAGCATAATTAGAACCTTTAGCAAACTTCTGTTTTCTACTTCTAGCTAATGCATCAGACTTATCTATATTCTTAATATACAATGGAAGTCTTTCATCTTCATTTAACATTAACTCATCGATTCTTCTAAACTTATCTGCTTGAGCTTTACGAGTTGCATCAGCTAACTCTTTACCAGTTAAATCTTGGAAACCCTTTACGGCTTCATCAAATTCTAATTCAGCAATTGCTCTAGATTCATTATAACCTTCACGTAATGTTTTAGAAAAATCAAAGAACTCATCAGCAGTACCATTAGCATAAATATCTAAAGCTTTATTCATATCTTCTAAAGATACCTTATTAGCTAAAGGCATCATTTCGAAATCAGTTTTAAGCATAGGTGTTTTTTCAATAACATCCAATAACTTTTCTCTAGTCATATCTATAGAATGCTTATTGCCTAAAAACTTATTAACTGACTTTGAGCTAGTAGCATATCCACGCTTATTATTAATCTTAGAGAAATCATTCATACGACTATCTAAGAAATCATCTAAGGAATAAGTAGTATTATCAGCACCACGAATAAAATCACCAGCTTTTCTAAAACCATATGGCAACTCAACAAATTTAGATTTACCAGTTTCTTCAATAATTCTACTTGTCTTAATTTTATTTCTATAATCAATAATATGTTTACCAACTATTTGATTAACTGGTTCATTATTAATATCAAATAAAGCTTGTTTTATATTAGTTTGATTAGCTACAAATGTAGCTCTAAGTTCCTTGAACTTATTTAATTCATTAGTTACTTTAGCACCTTCTAGCTTAGAAATAACACGAGTAAGGTTATCAGCATCTTTTTCAAGAACTTTTCTATTGGCTATCATTGTATCATAATCATTAATAATTTTATCAAGCTCACTCAACTCATCAGCATATCTCTGAATAAGCTTACGACCATTCTCATTATCAACTAAACCAGTTGTAACTAACTTCTTACCCCATAACTCTTGGTCATCAAGAATTTCTAAAACTCTTAATTTATTATCTGGAGATAGACCATCAGCAATCTTTGCCATTTTTCTTTTAGCTGAAACAATATTTTTTGCAAGCTTAACAGAATGTCGATTTCTTAAATCGTTGGCTAATAGTGTATTTGCAACTTGGTCTATATCATATCTTGCTAAAGTCTTTAAAGCATTCTTAGTATCTAACTTTTTAAATATACCAGTATTCTTAATAAGATTAGGAATAGAATTTGCATATGGTGCAATAGTCTTATCGCCAATCATTCTTAATGTTTTTTCATCAACTAGTAATTTCTTATTTTTACCAATACCAATCATAAGGTCTTGTCCAGTATTCTTTTGAATACCAGCAAACTTATTTATACGTTTGATAAAATCATCTACATTTTTAGTAGTAACAGATTCACCAGCTTCAAATAATATCTTTTGAGCTGCTTCTCTAGATAAACCTTTACCAATATTTTGAGCAGCCTTCTGAGTAATCTCTTCGGCAACTTCTTGACCAAACTTTTTAACTAATTCTTTTGATACCTTCGCACCAATCTTAGCACCTTTACCAGTACCTTTGATAACTGCTCCAGTACCACCAGTAACATAAGTCAATGGATCAAGTGCAACGTCTCCAGCAAATCCAATAACACCTCTAGCAACTTTGCCAACTTTGGATTCTGGATTCCATCCCCATTCAGATAAAACACTTGTAGTTGTAGCTTCACCTTCTTCATAGCCTTTACCAAATGGATTAGCAGCTCGCAAACCCTTAATAAGGCCAGTCATAGATGCAATACCACCTTTACCAATATCTAAAGGATTAAAAGAAATTGGAGTAAGACTTGTTCCAGCTCTTTGTCTTTCTCTAATAGCACCAACAGAAGCATATTGTCCAACTTGAAGTACATCAAAAATTCTATCAAGAGTTGAACGCTTATAATCTCCGTGCTGGCTCATCCAATTATCATAATAAGATTGTGTCTTATTAAAATTTTCACTATAATTTGGTTGAGAATAATTAGCTTCAAATTCCTGTTTATAATTAGGAATAGAGCCGAACCCAGGAGAGGGCTCAGCTTTAACACTTTCACGCTTCTTCTCATATGCACTTTGATTAAAAATATCTATTCCATAAGCCATTATATTTCCTCCGATTAATTACCAGTAAAATAATCAAATACTCCTTTAAGTTTTTCATAAGCTTGACGTTGTTTAGTTACATCATTATTATAACCCATACCATCAAGCAATATATCTACTTCGTCTTTTCTTTTATTTAATAATTCTTGAGCACGCTCATCAGTCAATTCATTAAAAGTCTCTTCGTTATATTCACCCCAGCCAAATGCTGAACCAAGCATACCCCACATTTCCTTAGCTCTTGCTTTAGACTCTGCATCGACACCTTCCATAACATCTTGTATAATTGATTCTTTAGTTTCAAATTGACCAAACTCTTCTATAAAGTTAGCTTCATAATTTAAACCGATTTGGAACTCAAGCATATCCTTATCTTTTTTTGATGCATAATCCATTATACGCTTTTGTCTTCCTTCATCTAATTGTGCTAATTGTTTTGTTCTTTCAAAGTCCATATTAGCAACAGATAATTGTTGTAAATAATTTAAATTTTGCATCTTAAATCCATATGCTTGTTGTAGTCCAAGTATTTCCATTGCATGACTATTACTTATATTTAATCTTTCTAATGCAGCAGCATTATTAACTAAATCTCTATCAACAGCCCACTGATTTTGTTGTGCTGCTAAAGCAAATGCATTTCTAAAATCAACATCTGTTTTCTCTAAAACATTTATAAAATTAACATCTATTTCTTTAAGTCTTTGTTCAAACTCCCTTGTTTGTTGATCAACTTGGAACTCTTGCCCAGCTTCTCTTTCAGAAGTACCATACCTTTGGGCACTTTCTTGAAGTTGTCTTTGGAAGTCTTGCAAGTCTTCTCTATCTTCAATTGCAAATTGTCTATTTAATAATAACTCTTGCCCTCTAGCGGTAGCTTCAACATCAGCTTGTTGTCTAGCAATTCCAGCAGAAGTAATTTGTTGTTGGGCTGCATTTTTAATTGCATTAATTCTATCTTGAATATTAGAAAGCCTAACTGTTCTATCTTGCTCATTCTTAAACCTTAGTCCCATACCCTCACGAGAAATACCTTGGGCTAATGCTTCGGCTTGTTGAGAACTAGCGATACCTCTACGCTGAGAACTAACTTTAGCTAATTGCTGTGCATCAAACTCACCTTCATTTATAGATTCAACTGTATTTAGGAATAATTGTTCAGCTTCTCTTTTAGCTGCATCTTCACCAGATAATGCAACATCTCGCTCAGCTTCTATATTTGATATTGCCCTACCCTCAGCCAACCTATTTGCATCTGTAAGTTTTGATATATATGCGTCAATTGCAGATAATAATTCATTTTTAAAATCATAATTTGATTCTGGTTCGGTAGCCATTCCTGTAGTATCGGAAGGACCAGAGCCAGATGAACTTGTTTTTTTAATAGACTTATCATTACTCAAAACATCAGTTATTGGCTGAACATCTTCAGAAACTGATTGACCACCACTTGAGGTCATAGGAGTTCTGCCATCAGATTGTGTTACTGGCTTTGTGTTGAGTTTAGCATCAATAACACTTTGTAATAGAGATTGAGCCTGAGAATCGCCTTTAAAATTTGTTTCCATAACTTTTTTTATAGTTTCGGGATCAGCCTTTTCAGCTTGTAATTTTAAAGCATCATAATTTGTAGCCATCTAATTCACCTCTATTCGTACTTATTGGCTAGTACACAAAAATCCTTCCCATTCCATGTAGGGCCTACATCTACATGACATCTTTGAAGATAATAAATACCTTTACTATTTTTTTTATAATAGAATTTAACATTTGTAAATCCAGCTCTTTTAAAGATTCCGACTAAGGCCATCTTTGGGAAATTTGTAAAGTCTGCTTTAAAGTCTGCCGCAAGCCCTTTGAGATGATAGCTATTAGAACTACCACCACAGGCCTTGTTAAATTTATATGTTCTATATCCACTAGTAATCATCATAGGGCCAAGTATCTCCCTAGTAAACTGTAATCCATCTAATAACTTTGGATTAGGCAACATAACAGCATTGCCATCAAGTTTATTAATAAACTCTAATAAATTAAAGTTTTTTCGGAGCATTACATCTCCAACAACATTAATTTTCATTATGCCACCTCACTAAGCTTTAAGGTCTCCGAAGAGGTCCCATGTGTTTGCAGCAACCTTTTTGAGGGTTACTTTACCATATTGTCCATCTATTTTTGTATAACCGTTTTTAGAATTTAATGTAACACCAGTAAGCCCTACAATGGTTATATCAAATGTTCCAATGTTCATTATTTCTATCTCAGAACCAATTGGAAGATTAACAGTGCTATCTGCAAATATTGATACTGTTTCATTTGAGGTGTTATTCATTCTTATATATTTACCAACAAAATTAGAAAGTTGTAGGTATAAACTTCCAGTATAAGTAAGTATATTATCGACTTTTTTTGGTCTAATTAGTTTATAGGTTGTACCATTTTTGTGAATTAAATTATAACAATCTTCTTCTAATATACAAACCTTTTCTCCATTATCATAATATGTCAAAGGTTGTCCATCAATAGAAAGACCAATTGATGTTGGAGCTTCGTGACCATCACCTAATATAACAAAAAAACCATCTTGAACCCCTGTGACAAAACCTCCTATAATACCTATATTGACTTCATAATCATTTCCAGATCTAAAAGCAGCAACAGGTTGTAAAGCTTGACTAGTTAATCTATCACCTTCAACTTGTGAATAACCACTATTTATATCAACATATCTTTTGTTTGCAACTTCATAGTCAGCATTTGGAGTTGGTACTATAGGTCGTTCTGTAAATGTTTTAACGCCATCTACAGATTGGTCGCCAGTAAGTGTAACACTATTTATATTTACATTTAATATAGCATCGTCTACATATTTCTTTGTTGCCGCCTGGTAATCTAATACTGGCGTCGGAATTACTATTGTACCACTGAATGTAATATCATTAGAAAATGAATTAGTACCAGTAAACACATTATTGCCATCTTTAGTGACAATATTAGAAACATCTGGATAAGGATTAAATACAGATATAATCTCATTAACCTTATCACGAGTTGCTTGGTTGTTTGAATTAAATTCAGATTCACTCATAATAGCTCCTTGTTGGAAGTTTGGATATGGGTGAGTTAAATTTGTAATATTTGTACTTGGCATTATTTTCGCCTCCCTCTAAGTATATAATCTCCACTCATCTCATGTAAAACAAGTGGCTGGTCGATACTATTATTTGAAACAGTAAATGATAAAAATCGACCTCTGCGTCCTATTTGAGTTGGAAGGGAAACTGATATATCCTTATCTAATAGTCTATCACCAAATACAGCCCTTCCCCAAACTGCAATTTTATCGGCTATAGTTATAAGATTACCAACATCTATATAATCTATTTCAAAATTAACATCAACATTACTAATATAATTTTTGAATGTACTAACAACAAGGAATATTTCTCTAAAGTGCTTGAAGTAAGTTGCATTACCAAAGTCATCTCTAAGAGAAGTCCAATAAGAGTTTATTGCATTGTTTTCAATGTCATTGGTAAAATTAATTTTTATAACATCTCTATAAGCATCTACATGACCATGCTCTCTGAATTTATAAAAACCAGTAGCACCTTTTAGTGTAAATTTTAACTCATCATTATAACTTAGCATTGATGCTACATTAACATCATAAACTGTCCACGCTTGCTCAACATAATTATAAATTAGTGTTTTATCATTTATGCTTAATAAATATTCGTTATTTGAGAATGTAGCAAAACATTCTTCTATTTGTTCATAAGTGAACCCCAATGGTTCTTTAAATAAATCAACATCCTTGCTGAGAACTTTTGTTGTAAAATACCTCACATCAGTCAATGGAGTAATCATATAATATACAATACCATCAGAACCTACAAAGACCATATAGTTATGCATCCTGGCGACACATTTACTATTTATGATTCCAGCATGAGTTTGTATACTCTTAACTCTAAATAAATCATCTCCAGAATCAGGAATATTAGTATTACCATAAATAGCATATATACTATTTTCCCTACCTATTACCATTGTGTTCATAAACTCATATAAACAAGTTACTTTTTCACCATTTGGAGGTGCTTGTAATGGCAATGCAACAGGCCAATAAAACCCATTATCTAAATCTGAGATGTATACATTATTTGGATCAGAATCAACTCCACTTACATATAGACGACCTTCTTTGAGGGCTATTATGGTTGGTCCATCTGGAATTAGATTTGTACCAAGTTCAGTGGAGTCTAGCTCTAATTGACAAGGTTCATACCATCTTTCTTTTGGATTAACGCTATCATCATTTACCCAAATACCAATAGTAGCTGGAGATGGGGCTGGTGTAAATCCAGCTGGTGGATTAACCATTTTTCTAACAGTCAAAAGCCCATCCATAACCCATATAGCTTCACCATTAACAAAGAAATATTGGTCTTTATATCCTACTCCCATAGTTACATTAGGTATGTTATAAATTTTTATATCAACACAAAATCTATCTTTATCTGCATATACAGTATTCCATTGTCTTGTACCTTGTCTATAATATCTATCAATAAATGTTATATCATGAAATGTAGCAATAAAGTCTTCATCCTTATATACACCAGTTCTCTTACCAACTCGTAAGTCACTCAAGAATGACATATTTAACAGGTCTCTGGCTTGATTTAATTTTAATTCAGTTTTATTATTTAATCCACCAGAAAAGTCACTATACGTGAAAGGAACATGTTCGTCTATTGGTGGAGTATTTCTTTGTAAATGTATCATATGTCACCTCCTAACCAGTAACTCCACAGCCATCATCTGTAGAATCAAATTCATCCCTTTCATCTGTATAATTATATCTACCATCTTTTGTGGTGTCATAAGGTATACCTTGATAATAAGTATCCTTGATTTGCTCATTTATAACAGTTTCTGTAATTTCATTACCTTCAGTATCTTTAATAATGATTTGACCAGAAGCTATTTCTCCTTTCAATGTAGAAAGCTTAACTTCAAATTCATTGTTTGCTATTCTAGATTCATACAACCTTTCGTCCATTTCAAGGGCTCTGAATTGTGCATATATACTAAGCATCTCATGATAATAATCTGGTAACAACTCAGGAATATCACTATCAGAGTCTAAATAATTCATAGTTCTTAATATTGGTATTTCTTGCTTGATTCTATCAATACCTTGATTAATAGCAATATTAAGCAGTTGAATTGTATATTGAGTATGTGCTGGGTCTCTAAGTCTAATCCCCGCCATTACTATTATGTCTAGTCTTGTCAATCTTTTTCACCTCCGATAAAATTTCATATAATAATAATACCTTAGTGATTTCCAATATTTGTGCATCAGTAATTGCATTATCTAGCAATTTCTCAACAGCAGCTTTACTTAATCTTTTCATTTAACTATCCTCCTATGACTTAGCTTTATAACCACCGCTATGGCTAAAGATGTCTGGGTCTCTAGTAAAACCAGCTTTTTTAACATTAAATTCTTTAGTATTATCATCTACTATTGTAACTAAGTGCATTCTGCAATATCCATTCTCAGTACCTAATAAAGCACTACCAATATTAGAACCATTAGTAGAAGCACCAAAAGTTGCACCAGTTGTATCTGTATCATCAAAAGCAAAAGCTAAAGTAGCATCTGCGGTCTCAGTAGTCTTAGCAGTTAAAGTAATAACAGCAGAAGCTGAATTAACCTTAAATATATCTGTGATAGCTTCAACAGCATTTAATGCAGCAACAACTTTAGTGGCAACATCATCAACAGTATCAGCATCTAATATAGCAACTACTGTATCCAATGGAGAACCAGTAAGGTTTGCAGAGGTAATTGTAATAGTAATATTACCATCAGCAGTAGGTGCACCAGTAACTGTTATTGTTTCTGTTTGCATTGAGCCAGTTATAGCTTCTTTTACAAAGTACTCTGCTGGTCTTCCGCAAAGAACACATTTATCCATTTATTTCACCTCATTATTTTTATTGTAATCTAAAATCATTTTCATTTTTTTAAACCAATCTTTAAGCCTAAAATCTGATTTCATTGAGTTGCACATCTTACAACAACTCACAGTATTTTCGTTTGTATATCCTTCGTCACTATCTATTCTATCCAAGGTATTTACCATTATATAGTGTGCAAATTCTCTATTTGGAGAATTGGTAAATGGAGTATCTGGTTCACAACCACAGTATTTACAATTACCTAAAAGTTTTTCTTTAAACTCTTCATAGGTTAATGTAAACTCATAGCCTCTACGTTTAGCATTTTGCTGATAAATATAATATTTCTTTTTAATTTGTGTTTCACCAGAAATATCAAGGTCTGATCGAGGTTTTTTAACAATCTCAATACCAGCTTCTTCTAAAACTTTTCTAACCTTTTCTCTACTAATCCTGAGCTCTTTTGAGATAGCTCTAAGTGACATATTTTCTTCTGTGTACATTTTTACAATATTCATATCTTTTCACCTCATGTAGAATAAAAAAATGAGAAGGGAATTAACTCCCTTCCCTAATTATATTATATCACATTTAATGAATATTGTCAACCATTACGTGGTTCTCGGAATACCTAAGCTCCAGTACTTCCAACCACACCGCGCCAATCTGAAACTCCGTATGAATAACGCATATATCCCCTGTACTTTGCAACAAAGTTATCAAATTCTTCCATAGCTTTAAACTCAGGAGCAACTCTCCAGAAGAAGTTCATTTCGTGCATATCAGCTTGTAAGAACCAGTAAGCATCTGTAGCAGAATTACCAGTAGAAGCTGAACCTAAGTAGTCCATTACAACTATTTCTAAAGCGCCTTTTACAATGTTAATATCGTTATTAGCAGAACCAGGAATTAATTGAGATTGAAGAATAACTCTAGCAGTATATTCTAATGCTGGTGGAATGATTAATTTCTTAGGTCTCATAACGATTAAGTTACCAGCTTCACCAACAGTCTCTCTAAACTTGATCATAGCTAATCTTAAGTTTGCTTCAGTTAAAGCGCCAGTAGCTAAGTTGTCGCCAGTACCAACTGAATCTAAAAGTGGATGGTCAGCAGCACATAAAGCTTTACCATCATAAATAGCAGAAGCGCCAGTACCGCCAGCATCCTCAGTAAACGCATTTACTAATACTGTGATAGCATCTTTTTCTACTTTAGCTCTACCAGCTCTAGCTAAGTCAGCTGGCATTTTGTCCATTTGATTGTACATCTCATCGTCATATAACTCTCTAGTTACCATAAAACCAGAAGTAAATGCAGTATGAGTGTAAGCTCTCTCTAAACCAGGAGAAATCTTTTGGTATGCAACAGTGTCATATTCATCAGCACGAGCTGTCCAATCTTTGAATGCACCTAAGCCATACTCTCTTTCTACTGCTCTATTAGAAGTCTTTACATTAAAAACTTTTGAAAATTGTTCTTCGATCTCATTGTAGTTGTTATAAAATATACGAGCGAATCTAGGCTCTAACAACTTGGCAAATGGAGTCGATTCGTGGGTATTACCCGCAACTGGTACTACAGGAATTGTAGCCATTTAGTTTCACCTCTCTAATTATCGTCCAAGTTTCTCTTTCCACTCAGCATAAATCTTAGGGTCTTCTCCGGTCTTTCTACAATAATCAAGTTCTTCTGGCGTTAAACCATAAGTACCATCATCAATGTTTATATCACCAGAACCATTACCAGAGATTATGCTTGAAGTGTCAACGCCACTTTGTGACATCTCAGCCAAGACTTTCTGTCTTATCTTAGCTTCTAGGTCTGCAGCGTTATCGTTGTTATTTAATAAGCCTCTTGCAATGAAATCAAAATCTATATTGGTTGGCTTCATACCATTCTCAAGCATTTGAGCTGCTTTTCTTAGTACCGCCACCTCATCAAATGATTCACCATATTTGTTTCTAAGTTGATCCATCTTCATGTCTAAGAACATCTTAGTTACCTCTGCCTCATTACTCTTTTCCGGATTAGAGTTGAGTGTGGAATCAACTTGTTGATTAACTTTAGTAGACTCTAAGGCTTTTTTCTCGTCTGCCAAAGCTTGAGTTTTTTTAGTGTAGTCAGACTGTCTCATATAACCGCTTAATAATTCATCAACAGTTACCTTAGTACCATCTGGAAGTTCCACTAAATTCGATTGTTCACTATCAACTTGTGAGTTCGCTTTATTAACTTCTTGTGTCATTTAATTGTCCTCCATGCGAGTCCCATTTATTATGAGTTGTTCGCTATAATATCCGCTAAGTCCGGGAAGACTTGCAACAGTTGTGCAATCTCTTCGTCACTTAGAGTTTCTATCTCTTGAAGAATCTCATCAGGAATCTTCTTATCTTCTTCTATTATACCATAAATTTCGTCATCTGTCAAGCCTTGAGAGTTTCTGCCACGATCATAGCCACTTTTCACTAGCTCAGACTCTTTTTTAGACTGTTTCATAGACTCATGTTCTTTGTTGAGAACTTCAACTTGTTGTGTAAGAGCTTCAACCATTTGCATCATTTGTTCTAATTGTTGCTCCATAGCTTCAGCTTCTTGTTGAAGTTGTCCTTCAGCTCTTTGCTGCATTCTTTGAAGAACTTGTTGTTTATTATTAATAGGAACAAACTCCATAATAGCTTCTCTATCTACCATTGGTAAACCATCTTCAGCAACAGTTTGACCTAATCTAATCATCAAGTCTAACATAGCATTTCTATTAACTGGCATTGTTGAGCCAGCTGTAATAGTAATATCAAAGTCTGCTGTAAGGTCTTGAGGAGTAATTTCGCCCATTGTAACTTTACCATTAATATCAGATATTCTAACTATTCTATCATCTTTCCAGAATTGTTGCATTCTTGAATACCACATAGTAGCAAGCTTTGCGAGAGACCTCTCCATAATTCTTACCTTTAATCTTATTCTAGCTTGACCAGCTTCTTGAAGTGCCATAATTGCTTGAGCTGCAACTACTGAATCACCAGCTTGTCCTCTAGTTGAATTATGAATACCAGCGATACTTTCAATATCGTTTTTCATCTCATCAACTTTTACTTGAATATAATTAGGCATAGTTGGTATTGTCATTCTTGTAACTTCTGTACCAGGATTCTTTCTAATGACTAAACCATGTTCATTAGTCAAAGAGTTTCTAGGAATACCAGCATTTCTCTCAACTAACCAAGGAGCATTTGCAGTAAGCTTAGCATTATCAATAATAGCATTGTTCAATTCATTCAAAGAGAATTGAGGGCTTAGTAATTGTTCTACATCACCATTTCCCCAGAATTGGAAAGGAACATCATAATCCTTAAACATCACAAATGGAAAATATCCATCCTTATAAGGGTTATGTCTATCTTTTAAAACAATACCTTGATTAGGAGCTACTGTAATAACTCTACCTCTAGGATATTTCTTTTGCTTAACTTCTTTACCATTCTTATCCATTACATTCATCTCAGTATAATCTCTACACCAACATTCAAGTATTAGTATTTGGTTATTTACTGGAGCTGTAACTTTTTGAGCTACAAGATCATCATATTGAATACCAGCACCACTCAAATACTCTGCCTTATCTGGGAATAATTTCTTAATAACATTTACTGGTTTATAAGTAGCATAGATAAGATATTCTGCATCCTCTATAGTAGTTGCCATAGGGTCTGGGAAGAAGTTCATTGGATTAACCAATATTGGGTCAACTTGACCTTTCTTATCTTTCTTATTATTCCAAGGTAAATATACTATTGCAGTACCAGTAACTAAGCATGTAGTTAATAGTTTAGGTAGCATTAATCCCATTTGAGCCCTGTCCCATTCATAGTCAAGAGCTGTTTGAACCTTATCAGCTTTGTCTTTACCATCTGGCTGTCTAGCCAATGCTTGGAATTTTGGGTTATTATCAGTCATGATAGGTCTAATAGTTTCAAGAGTAGCATGTATATAATTTGAGATGTGGTTACTTGCATAATCAGGCTTAGTAACTTTTGTGTCACCATTATAAGCATCTATACAAGCTTTCTCAAGATTTGTTCTACTTTGTCTATTAGCCTTAGCTTCAACAAACTTCATTGTAACCCAACTAGCAATCGTCATTTCTTGCATATCATTTGGTTGTTTATTATCAGACATTTAATTACCTCCGATTATCTTGATATTTCTTTTGTGTAGTCTTCATTTGATGATTCAACATTTTTCTCTGGTACGAAGGTCTCGTCCAGTCCTTGCAATGCCATTTGAAGTGCTATGGCTAGGGCCATAACTCTATCATCATGACAACCTAGTTGGGCATTTGTTGAACCATTTGGTTCTATAATATAACTCATCAGTTCATTAATAAGTTCTTTATCATACATTTTTATATGAACATCTCGAATAAACTCTGCTAATTTATTAATCATAAGAGGTTTAGATTTAGTATCTGTTCTCCAACCTATAGATTTAGTTCTTCGATCTGCTATTTGATCATATTTAGTTTCATAGAATATATTCCAATATTCAAGCTTCTTAATCTTATTTAGAGTTGTAAAACCATGGTTGTTCTTCTCAACCCCTAGGAAAGCTTCTTTATAATATCTGGCAAGCTTAACTAATTCAACACCATAAAGGTCTGGGTCGATATGTCCGTGCCATACTGCAACAATCTCAAAGTGTTGATTAATTACATAAGCACAACTATAATCACCAGTAGCTAAACCTTCAGCAACATCAGCACCAATGTAATAACTATCATATCTATTTGGTTTTTCCCAAATCTCAACATAACCGCTTTCATCTTCTCTAAATGTTGATTTACCAAATTTAGAATCTATATAGCCCCTTGTGCCATTCTTTACAATAGACATATATCGTCTCAATGAAGGAATATTAAACTTAGGTCTACCAGAACTTAGAAAGGCTTCTCTGTCATTTATTGGATATTCTTGTTTGAATATATCAACATCACCAAAGCACTTATTAGCTATTGCCCATCTTCTCCAGTTAAGTTGTTCAAGAGTAAGATTATAATCATTCATTAAACGATATTCTTCCGTATGAACAGTATCACCTTTATAATCATTATAACACATATTTATCTCTTCTTCAAGTTTATCCTTTTCGGCTTGGCTCTTAAACTTTCTAGTACAAGTTGGATCAAAAGACCAAGGTAAGAAAATAGGAATAAAATCACAATCTCTACCTTCTTGAGCAAGCAACCATTGTTCATGATAATATCCACCAATACCATTTGCAGTAGATTCAATAACTACCATTGTATTCATAAAGTCTGGAACAGTCTGTATCAAGGCAGCCACAGTCTTCTCAGGATTTGGGAAGAATGCCGCCTCAGAAATATGAACATTATGGTTTGTACCAGAACGTCCAGCTTCTTTTACATTTGCTGTACCTATTGAGAACTTACTTCTAAGGCCTGGATCAGCACCTTTAGCAACAGCATCTTTATCTGGGTTCTCAAATATTAAAGCTTTCTCATTAGATTTTGATTTGAGCGGTTTTAATAATTGTGGCAACTCATCATAATACAGTTTACTCATATTAAATAAGTTGGTTGATGCATCACCCTCATGAGCTATTATATAAGTATTCTTTAACTTATTAACAGCTGTATCGTGAAACATCATTGCTTCTGTCCAAGTACTGATACCTTGCTGACGACTCTTTAGAAATATGAATCTTGGTGTTATACTATCTCTCATACACTCAAGGTACTTTGTGTAAGCTAACCTCTGAGCTTTATTAAACATAAAGGGAATAAGATTAGCTTGCTTGTCTTTAATTTTTAAGAAGTTTTCTATATACCATTTTTTATCATATATTATTCTCCACTTAAGCACCTCTTCTCTTGAGAGGCCTTTAGGAGGGATAAGGTATAACGTTTTCTTATCCCATTTATATTTATAAGCCATCCTAAACCTCCGCAGACTCTTGAGGGATTTCTCCGTATTCTACGAGATCATCTCCAAAGATTGCCATTAATTCTTTTATTTTAGTAAAAGATAAAGATAATAACCATCCACCATTATTCACCTCCATTATGCACCTTGAACAACTACATTTAGAGTTTCAGTAGTTAATGTTTTTCCAGCTGTATCACATTTTGCATATATTTGAAATGTATCTCCATTAGCAATATCTAACACACCAGTTATAGATACATTCTCAGTTTTTGATTGAGCTGTAAATCCATGTGGTGTTTCTGTTTCTAACAATGGCGAACCATTTTTATATAATACATATATTACATCTACTGGAGCAGTAGCGTCGATAGAGATATCACTAGTCCCATCAAACCTTACCGCACCATCCTCACCATTGTATGTCATGCTTCCATCTGCGTTAGATGTAAACATATTAGAAAGTCCTCCATCTACAAATGTTCCAGGAATTGCATAATACGTATCAGCTAATGTCATTGTCAAAGCTGATTGTGCTGATAATGATACAAATCCCAAATCTTTCAATCTATCAAATTGTTTACCTGTGTAATTACTATTATAAGCCATTTTCTCGCCTCCTACTCATCTATTGTCACCCCTTCTTTTAATACCCAAAGCTCTTCACCATCTACTAAGAATGGTTCATACTCTCCAGAACCTTCTGAAGTTTCTACCATAAATTGTTCATTTATATCTACATATCTACGTGCTTTGTGGTCACATTCACCTGTTAACGGTTCTTCAAAGAATAGTATAGTTTGCTTGTCCTCTGATACATATAATTGATTTCCTACGATATTATCAAGGTCGTCAAACGAGATAACTTTAGGACTACCGTCAGCGTTATATAAAATGTTGTTAGTATCATATTTAACTTCACCATTATACTGTTGAGTCTTAATAATAGAGTTACCAGATTCAAATACACCATTTGTAGGTTCTGTAGTACCTTCAAATACTTTTGTATCATATTGCTTTGTTCCAGCAGTAATAGTTGCACCTGTTGCATAAAATTCAAAAGAAACTCTGCCATCTACTGTTGTAGTGAAAGTATCTGTCATAGTCGAATCAGAAGTAAATGTCATACTTCCTATTTGTGTGTTTGACTCATCTAATATGAGTACGAAACCCTCTGTTACGCCGACTAAAGTTGTCATGGACGATTTAATTGTATACTGAGTACTAGGTTTAAGCTGTACCAAACCACTTTGATACCTAGAAAAAGAGTCCGCATCTTTTTCAAAAACAGTAACCTTATTTATTTCTGTTTCTATACTTTGGTCTGTCCCACTTTCTGGTGTGTAATCTAATACGTTAAATGCTACCACTCCATCAACAACCCTAGCATTCTTCTTAATCTCACCAACGCTATCAGCTATAGGATGCTCACCATTAATGTCATAGGTGTATAAGTAACCACTTTTACTAGCTGACATTAGAGTGCCTTGTGGTACTGGTTGAGTTTTAGCTTGGTCGTACCAATGTGTGCCATTTCCCGCTATCGTACCGCCATACAAATCAAACCAACTAACCTCAGACGTATTAGGTACTGTAGGTACTGCTGGGCTTAAAAACTGCTCGCCTAGTATTTGGTCGTTATTATCGTTAGGGTTCTTTAGAGCTATAACACCTGTGTCGTCACGGTCTTCTATGACTAAATCTCTTCTTACACCATCTTTGATTGTATAAGCGCTATATACATCAAAATCACAAGCGTCTGCACTACCGTTTCTATTCAGAAGCCACGTGGTTATTACGTTAGCGTTATTAAATATATAACCGGAGAAATCAGATACTAGATTTTCATCTACATAAAAACCGTTTTTATTTATTTTAAATACATGCCTTAATAAGTCAGGTGTTCCGTCGTTTACCGTTATGCTACCAAACCCAGCAATCCATGTGGTTAAATTGTGACCAAAGTAAAACCTTGCGTCTATGCCTAACGAACCCATTCTTCCGCCAGTAGATTTAAACCTTCCGTCTACAACCAACGTATCGTATTCGTCTAGTATTTGATTAGTATCCAAATATGTCGCACCATCACCAACTAAAGTTCTACCAGGTACTGCTTGTCTGTCTGCTTTACATACTATGTCTGTTTCTGGGGTTGTAGCAGATAATAATCCACATTTTCTCAGAGCCCCTAGAAGCCCGCTTTTCCACTTGGCTAGTGAAAACGAGAATTTACTTCTTTTTAAATTATATTTCATTTCTTTTGTACCTCCGGCCTATGCCATTGGTCCATACCATTTACCATTATGAGCTATATAAGTGTTAAATTCAGAACTATCTACAACTACACAAATATCTCCATTCATTCTTGGTTCTGGTGATGCTGGGTTTGTTGATTGTCCGTCATCAAAATCTGCTGTTAATGCAGTTTGGTGTGTCATATCAAAAATACCTTTAGCCATTATTCATCATCCTCCGAATCTTCATCGTTTTCATCATCAACCTCTTCATAGTCTACATCAATCGCTTCATTACCTATTAGGTCTGCGAGTTGCTGTTCAAAGGTTTTTACTGTAACTTCCTTTTTGACTTCTTGCTTAGGTTTATGTCCAGCCCTATCAAGCAAGTCCTTGGCAGCCTGTAGAGCAACCCCATCAATGGGGCTTTCAAGAAGGTCAACCATTTTTTGCAGAGCTGCATCGGTTGAGGCATGTATCCTTGCTCTAACCATATTTGCTTGCTCTTTTTTAAATGCCTCCATGTATTGTTGTACTGCTGGATCATTAAACCACTTTCTAACAGTGGTACTAGTTACTCCGAGCAAAGCTGCTATTTCCGATTTGGATTGAGTTCCAGTTAGGTATAACTGAACGGCCCTCCCAATCCGAGGATTTTTCTCTAACAATACATCTATATAATCTGGAACTTCCTTTGCGATTTTAAGAGCAGTTTCCTTAACTTCTTCTTCGCTAGGCTTTTCCTCAATTTTCTTTTTAATTTCTTTTTTGTTCATATCCTAATTCTTTTCTAAGGGCCTCTACTTCATCTTTAATGTCGTCTACTTCTTCTGCTAATGCTAAAGCTAATCTCTCAAGAAAATCTTCGTGTAACATATTCTCTTCTCTAGCTTGTGCAATTAGGTCACAAATTCTTTCATACATTTTCATTCATTCCTCCATTAGTCTGTAATTATCATTTATTAATCTGCCACTTCTTTGTCATATATATCTGGGAAGTCCAGGTCAGCATCTTCTAGCTCTGAGCTGTGAGTATATATACCAGTAGGTGGATTATAATTGTCTTCATCAAAAACTTGCTCATGGAAGTTTTTCAACTCCTCGAACTCATCAATCTCTTTTCCAGAACCCATAGTAGGAACTCTATAAATCTCTGCAAGCTCTTTGAGAACTTCGTCGTGTGTTATTATGTCTTCTTCAACTTCTTCTTCATCGTTTCTGTGTTTAAATGCATATACCTTATTATATACAAAATTCTTAATTCTAATTCTCAGCTCATAAGAATTATTATAAATATACAATAATAAAGCAATACTTATCAAAACCTTAATTAGCTCAAACATCCAAGTACCCCCGTAGTCCTTATATATTCTGAGATGAATCTAATCATTTCAACTAGCTTTTCATCACTTGACCAGCCTGTTCCATCATAGCCAGCTTCATAGATTAAACAATGAATAATCTCATGCTCTAATAATTCTAATCTATAACCATTTGTTAATTCTTCACCTTCATTGTTCTTTAATGGCACTACAATTAACTTGTTTGCACAATCACAATAAGCTGCTGCTCCATCCATTGAGTCACATACATCTTTAACATATTCTGGTTCAAGGATTGTGTATGGTTTGTGAACTATCAATATTTTTTTCATCTTTCTTCCTCGACCTTTGCGGTCTTTGTTCTAAGGTCTTACAACTCAAATAATTTATATATTCCGAGACCTCTAAGTTCTTATATTCCGAGTTCTCATATTCCGAAGATTATTTGTGTTGCAATTAATTGTTAATATAGTTTTAGTAATTAAATTAATTAGTTTTTAAATTAGTTCTTTGAACAATTCTTAAATAATTTTTATTTAATTATTAATTATTAATCGGTCTTGGCAGCGCCATTATACGATTACATCTTATTATAACACATTTCCGAGACCTTGTCAAGCCCTCTAAGTTTTTATAAAATTTTTAATTTTTTCTTGAGCTGTGAAACAATTCTCCGAAGGGTTTTCTTTGGGGTGGGGGTAAAATTTTTGAGATATTTTCTGAGAATTTTTCTATAAATTTTCTATATATTTTCTGAGGGATGGTCGGACGTATAGACGGATAATAATATTACAACGCCCTTAGAGAACCGGATATAAAGTACTCCCTTTCCGCTCCCCGGGGCCTCTGAAGGCCTACTGAAGGTTCTCTGCGTTCCCTTCATTAAACCCTCCGAGAACCCCTGAGCCCCTACTGGAGAATCTTCTGAGAGGTGTGAGAGGGTTGATCCCTGAGAGCCCTCAAGCAACCCTTTCAACCCCTCAGCAGTACCTCTCAGGCTATTTCATAGCCTTTCTCAAAGATTATTGCAGCTCATGCTTGGTTTTTGGAAGGTTTTGTAAAGGGTTTTATAGGTTGCTTCGCAACAGTGCTAAAGCACTAAAAGTATATTACATCTCAGTGATATTAACAGGTATTCCTAGTTTATTTTATATCAGTAAACTACCATGCAAGCATGGTGTTGTGTGATTAATTTATTAATTAAACTATTAAGACTAAGGAGGTCTATCATGAAAAAAGCTTTAATAATTATCACAGGTTTAGTAACATCTTATATTGTTGGCGATAAAGTCGGTAATAAAGTTTATAAAGAAACTTTAGATGAAGCTACTGCGATATTTTCAGCATCAGTTGTTGGTATTATAATTGGCATATTAATGAATTTAATTATTAAGGAGGAAAAATAAATGTTATTTAGAAATGATGGTTTAAACAAAATGGTTGTGTTGGCACAAACAATTAAGAAGTGTCACAACAAGCCCTCAGAAAAGACTGTAAATCAAATCGTTGAAGGTGTTGACAAAATGAAGCACAGCACAAGTAAACGTTATCTTGAGTCTGTATTAATTACTTGGTTAAGCATTGGCAACCCAGATATTGCATATAAGCTTTGTATGAAACTTGCTTATGAATATGCATTAACATTAAAAATGAATACAGCTAACGAACAATCAAACTTTGAGCAACTTGAAAGAGTTGTTCTTAGTTTATAATTAGACTAAGGAGGATATTATGAAAAAATTATTTATTACTATCGTAGCAATCGCACCATCAATCTTAGCTGTTGCAGCTAAAGTAACTGGCGTAGTTCTTGGAATTATTGCATTTGCAAGTGTTATATACTTTGCTTATGCATTATTAAAATCTAAGAAAAGATTACAACTACCACAACCTACAATGAAACCATCTCGTACTATTTTCATTAATGAAAAAAACATGAGATATGTTTCTATTGAAGACCCTGACAATTGGCAAGAAATCGTATCAAAAGAACACCTTGAGTTCTTAAATGATAACTTTATAGTACAACATGCTTAGGAGGTATGGATTATGTTGAAAAATTTATTAACAGTTTCGGAATTTGAATTAGCTGAAAAACATTATGTAAACCCTGGAGTAAGATTTATTGCTCATCAGATACATTTATGTCAAGAGGATATTGAAAACTTTCCTCAGACTTGTAATTTTGCTAAATGGAAACTACAACAGCTCAAAGAAGAACTAATAGGACTTCTTGAGTTGTTAGAAAGAAAGGAGAAATAAAATGTTATATTATCGTTTTGAAGTATATGATCCAAACGAAAATGCTTGGTATGGATTATTTTCAGTTTATTTGTTAAACGATGAAAATATGTATAAATTCTTGTATTCAGATTGTCAATCAAATTTTAAAAGAAAAATGGAAGTAGTAAACCCTCGGAGGTATCATGTGAATTACTCTAAGGAATGTCACTGTTACTTCACACCTAAAGGATTGGAAGAATTTAAGGATGATGTTAAATTCATGCTTAATTTATATGAGCAAGAAAACATTAAAACCAGAATGATCGCTTGCCCTCAGCAACAATTCAAAGTACCTTATGAAGACCAGTATCAGGTCGTACTAGCAGATGGAGAGGAGATATAAAATGAAAGGTTTATACAATGTAGAAATCGATAACTTTAACAAAGATGGTTCATTTGAACTATCAATTGGCCCTATCGAATCCCTTAGAGTAACTCTTGATGAGATTGCTCAGATGGCTTGCGATATGATGAATGCTCATCTAAAAACTGATCCAACTCAAGTATGGTTTAGTCATTCAATAATGACCCATACAGATTTACTAAAGAACTATAGGTTTGTACTTGCTAAAGTAATCAGTTCTCATGGAGCTGTCTATAAGCAAGAAAAACTAGTTGTTTGGGTTAAGAGAGAGTCGCCTCTTAATGAGGCGAGTGAAAAAGAGGCTATTCAGCCTATGAAGAAAGGAGAGTAAGATATGTCTTATATAGCACCTACTAACATTAATACTTTAAAAGAAGCTGGTATCGAAGTCGAGTTCGAAGCTCGCAAAGATACTCGCTCAGCTGAAAAAGTATATTTCGATAGAATTAAAGATAAACCAAAAATTAAACTTGGCTCAAAAAAATGTATCGAGATGGCTACTAAACCAGATGGCTGTCTTGATTGTCCAGAGTATGTTAAATGTATGTTAAATAAGGAGGTTTAACATGAAAAGTAAGATATTAATTATTACTATCAAAGTAACAACACTTGTATTATCGTTTATTGCTGGAGCAATAATTGGTCACACAGGCCAATCAATCATTAACAAATTAGAAGATTAAGGAGATTATTATGAAAACTTTGAACACTTACAATCAAATTATTAAGGATTTACAAAAGAACGCTCCCAAAGCTGAGAAAACTTCTCAGACCAGTGCACCTCGTAAAGCTGGTGTCGCTTCTGAAAAATCTCAAGCATATTATTTGAAAGTATGTAAGAGAAAAAATGTTGATCCTATTAAAAACTATGAGTTATTATCTCAGAATAACTTATCAGAAATTATCAAGAAAACTCAAGCCCTTGAAGATTTCTTCCCAGCTACTGATGGTCAAAAGGAAGCTGTCAAAGGCAGATATGTTAAATGCAGAATGGATGAACCAGATGATGAGTTCTTAGATAAATTAAGTGTAACTCAAGCATCTTCAATTATTCAGAAAATGGATGATTACTATGAAAAACATTTTGCTCATATCCCTTCAGAAAAGCAACTTGCTTTCATCTCAAAAATGATGATGTGTCCAGACATTGATTCATCTGAGTTGTACGAAGTTCCAGCTGAGATTCTTGATAAGAAAGATTCTCTTGAGAAAGAGATCACTCTTAACAACTCAGCAGTAAACCAGATTCTTAATCTTCAACAAGATTGTATCATGGAAAATGATACTAAGAGATTAAAGAAATTACAGAAGGCTCAGAAGGATGCTGAAGCTGTATTGAAATCTCTTCAAGATGATATGGTAGCAACTCAAAAAGAAATTGATGAGTATGCTGATAGTTTCTCACTTGATAAGCTTGTTAAACAACAATGTACAGAGTTTATCTCTAAAAACCAAGCTGTATTCTACAGATGGAATAAAGATAGAGCTTCTCAAGGTCAACGAGATTTAATTAATAAGCTTCTAGTAAGAAGTGGTAATCCTGAGCTTGATGAACTTAATCTAATGCAATTCACAGAAGAGCAAGCTTCTCAATATATATCTCAGTTACAAGCTGAAGGTATGCAAAAATTTGGTTCTGAAATTGAACCTGAGTATGAGGATATTGATAGAGATATTAATTTCCCTAAAACATTTGCTGATGCTCAAGATGCTTATCATGAAAACATCACAGATGTTGTCTACAAGCTTTGTGCAATTCTTGGTCAAAATGCAGATAACAATCCTATCTTTGCATCTGAGAATTTTGATTCAGAATTAATAGATTTAATTGGATTGGCACATGCATTCTCAACAAAAGAACATCTTATCGAATTGCTTGCTCCTGTAATGCAAGAAGAAGATGTTGTTAAAATCTTAGGATAATGATTTAAATATTAACCAGGTTGATCAGTTAATTCTGATCCCTGGTTTTTTAAAAACTGGGGAGAGGTATAATGGACGCTAAGGACTTTGTGGCAAACTATGAAGTAAAAACAAAAGGATATGGATCATCTATTTATGATGGACAAGATCCAAATGAAAATGGTTGGTATGATATAATGATTGTTAAAGTTGATAATACAATATATTGTTATTATCCATATTTTAAAAGTTTAAAAAGTTGGATGCCAAGAGGAATAAAATATGGAACTATAAGTGACATGATTTGTTTTTTAGAAGAATACTATGAAGTCCGTGAAAAAAATCAAAATAAAATATTAAGAAAGTTTATGAATATAATACAATTATAACCGGACTATAATAAAAAAGCTTATCAACTTATGAATTTAAAAATAAAAAGGTGGAATGGCAATGAAAATTTTTCATGAACTTGAAGATTTATATTCTAAGCTTGATAAAAAATATATCAATGGAAACTATAAAAAATCTATTGAAGATAAAATAAATGAACTCACCGAGACCTTAGATAAGCACTTAAATGAGGCTTTATTATGGATTGATATAGGTGTTATAATAGATGAAGCAAAGTGGGAGGGAGTGTTATTTATAAAACAAGCCTATCACTTTGAAAGAGACTCATGGTTAGAATGCTCAGTAGATAATAAATCTTTTGAGCTGATAAAGTTAAATGAAAAAAGCTTCTCATATACTACAGAGAGTTCTATTGAACAACTCAAAGATGCTTGTGAAGCTTTAACTATTATGTTAAGAAAAACAATCGTTCAATCTATTAAGGAGAGTGAGATTGATGATCAAATACGAGACCCCAAGTCTTGCACGAAAGCTAAACGTAATGCTAGGCGAGGAATTTAAAATAGAACGTAATGGTGTGATTGAAAAGAACACTAGTTATATGTTCAGTTCAACAGGCCTTAAAGTAAAACATAGAAAAAATTGTGAATGGTGGGACGCTTTCCCGCAAATAATCAGAGAACTCAATGAGGGCTCTGCAAGTATTATTAGACATTAGGAGGTCTATTATGCTAATTAAAAATTATGATGAACATAATAAAGAATTAACATTAGAACAAAAAATGGACATTTTAGAAAATTATGAAAAATTTTATGTAATTATGAATGAAAACTTAATTTATTTTTATCAAAAAATTAACAGAGATGAATGGATTTTTATTATAATTAAAGAATCTGGATCAAGTATTTCAACAGGATTAGAAGGTTATAATGAATTAAAAAGTACAATTGTAAATTGTCAATATGTAGCATCATCTATAGATTTAAAATTTAATTTTAATGTAAAATTAAATAAACAAAGATTTATTTTTTAGGAGGTCTAAATGATCACATTTGTACTATTTATATTAGGAATAACAATTGGAGTTGCTTTTACTCTAATTTACATTGCAACAATGTAATCCTTGAGGAGGGATATTATGAAAAGCCTATCAATAGTTGTACCAGACCTAGTCTGTATTAATAATTGTAAATTCTGTATTGCTCAAATGAAAGCAACTCAATATAAGAATATATTCAATACTTATAAATCCCAATATGTCAAGCGGATGCAATACGCCAGAGACAAAGGTATAGATACCTTAGTATTTACTGGCGATAGTGAACCGCAACAACATATGAGGTTCATTAATGATGTTATATATCTTAATGATCAGCTTAAAAACCCTTTCCAAAAGATTGAAATTCAAACTACCGGAGTCCTTTTAGACTTTGACAAATTAAAGATTCTAAAAGCTGCTGGTATTGACACGATCTCTTGGAGTATCAGTTCATTCAGATTTAAACAAAACTTTGATTATCAAGGTTCTCCTGAGAAGCTAAGATATGATATGACAAAGTTTGCATACAATGTTAAATCTCTTAACATGAACTTACGCATCTCAGTAAACTTAACAGATGCTTTCGATTCTTGGGATGTAAAAGATTTCTTTCATTATTTAAGAAATGCTTTATTAGCAGACCAAGTAACCCTTAGAAAGCTTTTCATCTCACAAGATGAAACACCTCAGAATACATGGATTAAACACCATAAAATGTCTGAAGAGAAATTTAATGAGTTTAAAGCTCATTTCTTTACAGAAGGCAAAACAATAGACGGTAAGTATCCGATAAGAATTATCGAAGACATGACCGTGTTCATTGATGAGAACTGTATGGGAGAGAAGCTTATTCTAAGACCAGACTGTCATCTCTACAGACTCTGGGACGAACCAGGAAGTTTGGTGTATTAATATGATCAAAATACTTAAGAAAGGTTCTGGAAGATACTACGGAAAACTTGATGAATTTGACTTTGAGGTGCTTTTCAAAAGCTACAACTCAAGAGAAATTATTAAAATTACTATAAGTAAAGTAATGGAAGACAAATTTGGAGGAGACCCTTTCAAACCTAGTAGAAGTAAAAGAGTAGCAACATTCTATAAAGAAGTAAATGGAAAAATAGAAATAGGAAGATTCACTAAAGAGTTTGAAGAACTACAAAATTACATCATAAGAATACATTTCATGAGGTATCAATTGTACTAGCCGGAGGTAGTTATAGAAATAATATATAAATTTAATGTGCATCATTTCGAGATGTTAATATGCATATTAGAGTTTTATGAGGTTATTAAACATCTTCATTAAGCTAAGGAGGCTTATCATGACTTACACTAAGAAACAATCTCGCTCAAGACGAGGAAGAAACAGAAGAAATGAAATTTATATTGGTGGTATCAACCTTGCGAAAACAAGAGAAATCAAAAAGCAACAAGCTGCTGCAACTCCTGAAGCTGTAAAGACTACGCTTAACAAAACTTCTCAAGTTAGCAAGACACAATAAAAAATAGATCATCAGCGAGCTGGCCCAGGTCTTACGGGGCTGGCTCAGAACTGTGAGCGTACACAAAGGAAAATGTTGAAAAATTCTAGGCAGTAGGCACAAGTACTTGCGGTCAGTGTTGTATGGATTTGATCACTATGCAGTTGGGTTCGACTCCCAACACGCTTTCCATTACATAACCCCTGAGCCCTGGGTAGAGTAATAAGGGCTTACATCCTTATACATAGTAAACTAGAGAAAGGATGTAATATGCTATTATATGACGGTCAAGATGGGCCATTAACAGTTAGAATTAATAATGGACTTTATTTTTCTAATGGTTTAAAAATTGAAGACTATCACGAACAAGATTGATGTGAGCATGTATATGCAGACTGGTCTAGTCTGGACGATACAGGTTTTGAAAACCTTATATTCAACACAATAGAATTTGAAAAAGTCGAAGGTATTGGATTTAGAATTAATGGTTATACGATTCATTGTTATGATGAGCAAAACGGTTATTATTCAAGTAATTTGAGTTTAACTATAAATTATCCAAATAAAGAAAATGTAGAAATTGATATTACAAAATGTAGCGAATATATAGATTATTAATACATATGCCTCGGGTAAGGGCTAATAAATGCTTACCCAATTTTACATATCATATTTCTGACAATATGTGGCCACTAGTAAGGTCTAATAATTATTAGATGTTGAGATTAACAGCAGACTGAAAAGAGTAACATGTGAGCGGTACTATCTTATTTATATAGATAGGTGCAAAATAATGATAACAAGACTTTCAAAGGCTTACTTAACTCTTCATGCTCGTCTAGCTCATCTGGTTAGAGCACTCGGCTTATATCCGAGAGGTACGGGGTTCAAGACCCTGGGCGAGTACCAATGATAGTCTGGACTTTTCCTAGTTTCCTTGAGACTATAAAGCATGTAAACAAAACTAGGGCGGCGTGAGATGTTAAGTTAATGGGAACAGTTGGGAGGAATTGGTTCAAGTCCAGTAGTGGGCTACGGCCCGCTTGGTGTAATTGGCGGCACACCTGACAATATAGGTTCGAATCCTATACATCTCACCAGTCAAATAACATCGGCTTTCAGCGGTGGTTGGCTAGAAATTAACCACAATTGATATGGCAAGAATAACGGTGAGTTAATCGTGTATGTCGACTACATGCTTACGGGGGTTCGAATCCTCCACTTGCCTACGTATATAGGTCTAGCATAAATGGAAATGCAGCGGTCTCCAAAACCGTGGTCTCTAGAACCAATCTGAGTTCGAGTCTCAGGGCCTGTGCCAGGAGCGCAGTTTAGGCAGCCTTTCTGTCATAATTAAAAAAGGTTGTTACATATTGCGGAGTAGCTAAAAAGTGTGGAGCACTGGCCTTTGAAGTCAGTTGTTGTGAGTTCAAATCTCACCTCCGTAGCCAATGTGCTAGGCTAGGCTTGATAGCCAATAGCCAGACCCTTTAGCAAGGTCAAAGTCATTTCTTTCCTCAAGTTTTCTTTATGACAATAACTTATAAGAAAATGCGAGCCAACAGATTATTGTATAACGACCCACTCCTTGCGCCTGAGCAAGCAAAGAAACTGCTCAACTCATAAGATTATTCGGAGGACTCATGAAGAAATGTAAATTTATAATCGGAGATATAGTTGAAATAAACTGTAAAAAAGGCGATTTTAAACCTGGAGATAAATTTGAAGTAGTAGGTTTTTGGACTAGTTACCTTAATAATGGTACAACGCAACACCCAACAGTAAAAAGATTAGAAAACCAAGATACTAATAAATATAATATATATGAAGAAAGATTTAATTTAGTTAAAGAAAATAAAATACTCAACAAATTTAGACAACTTTGTAATTAACATAAATATACCTCCTTTCGGCTCTCTGAGGACTTGGCTAGAAATTAAGTCCTCGATTACATATGGAGGTACACTATGAAATTTAAAAAAGGTGATAAGGTAATTGGAACTATTGAATGGTCTGATTCATATAATAGAACTGGAATAGTTATTGGATATATTAACAATTTTTTAGTTAAAATTAAATTTGATGATACAAATAAAATTGCAAGATATAGCGAGTATAAATTCGGTAATTACAATTCTATTATACAAACTTTCATAAAACTATTGGAGAACTAATATGGACCTAAAAATAGGAGATAGAGTAATTATAAAAGAACCTCATAATTTAGCTGGAGAATATGGTAAAATTATTGAAACTGGTGATAAAATTTATGGTATAAGATTTTATAATGCAATATGTGGACTTCATGATTGTAGTGGTAATTGTGAAGATAATCATGGATACTATGTATTAGAACAATATATTGAAAAATATATAAAAAGCAATGTTATAAAAGCTTTCCAAGAAATGCTTAATAAATAAATGAAAGGAGGAATCAATACATGAGTATTGGTATCTTAGGTGCTAATGACCGTGAGTCAGCACAAAAAATAGTAAAACAAGTATTGGTCGATATGAGTTATCGTAAAAACATTATGAAGGCCCAATATGACCAAATAGTAGCTCAAGGAGTCTACAAAAAAGTCAATAGTGTATTAGAGAACTTTATCGGAGTTCACGATTTAGAAATCGCTAGTTTACCGGGATGGTATAAGAACTTTGTATTGTCTCTAATCAACGACATTATTGACTCGATCCCAGAAGAACAAAAAGAACAGGTAGAGTCTGAATTTGAAACAATGGTAATTGATTCTAAAATCTCAGACACCTCAAAAAAGCTTATCGAGCTGTATCAACAATTAGAGCAAATGACACCTCAAGTATTTGAGAGTGGTAAAATGCCTAATGGTCAAAAGATTCTTAAATATTGTAAAAAGATTTATGAATTTGTTAATCCAGGTAACAAAGATCAATCGGCTTCAAGAGAATGGTATAAGACTTACGAGTCTAAGAAAACTGCAAAGGACTTCGGAGGACTTAAGTTAGTAATTACAAATTCTAGTGCAACTTTCTTATGTATGTCTAATGTATTTGAGAAGAAAGAATATACTTCTTGTCAAAACGTATCAACTCACAAACCCAATGATAATTATATTGGAGGGATTGCTTTAAACTTATTAGATGAATCTAGTTTAATAGCATATGTTACTAATGGAAATAAAGCTGTTCCAGAAGGTAGTGTAAATGCAATCACAGAAGAACATCAAGTAATGGTTACAAGAACACTTGTAAGGCTGTTACACGATGAGCATAGTAATAAATACTATATCGTACCAGACCGCGCTTATCCTCATTCAACATATACACCATCATTGGTGTTGACATTGAAGAAGATTTGCGAAGAACTAGATAATGTAGAAGTAGCAATCTTTGATGATTATACATCTGAACAAAAAACCTCAGATGAAAATTTTATAATTCCAACTGAAAGTATAATTTATATATCATATGATGATGCACCTGTAGGATTTAAACAACAGTTTATCTGGGATGATGAAGATGGAGAGGGTTACAATTCAACTCATTGTGGTTGCAGCAGAGAATCTTGTCACAATAAAACAGAATCTGGCAAATACAATTGCGATTATTGTCTAAAGTCTGGTAAATACTCAGTAGCTGTTTACCATGACAATATAACAGATGCAAAAGTATCTCAAGATGGTAAGAAATATAAAAGACATGCAAATGTCAAACCAGTGAAGTTAACTTGGAATAAAGCCAAGGAGGGACATAATGAGTAATTCAAAAGAGTTCTTAAAAGATACACTAATGGATTTACTCAATATAGAAAGCTTCTCAGGCAATGAACAACCAGTCATTGAATACTTGTTTCCAATATTATTAGAATTTGGATTTAAAGTAGAAATAGATGCAGCTTTTAATATTTACGCAGTCCGTGGAGATGGTCCATATGTTTTGCTTAATGCTCATATGGATTCTGTAGAGGGCTCGAAATGGTCTAAGAAAAGCTACACATACAATGACGTTTGTGAATGCTTCACTTGTAAAAAGTGTAGTAAAATAAAATCTTACAAACCTTATCCAAACTCATCATTTACTAGATACAACGTACAATGTGAGACTTATGGACTTGTAACTGCTACAAACTATGACGAAGACTGTCCATACTATGATGGTCCTGAGAAGAAATCTTCGGAAGAAGAGGAAGAACAAGAGGTATTCGAACTAAAATATGAAGAAAAAACGAAGAAAATTACAAGTAACAAAACAAGACCAATGGGTGGAGACGATAAGTGTGGAATTGCTATTGCTCTTGATATAGCACGAACCACAGAAATCCCTATGAAAATTCTCTTTACAACTGAAGAAGAAACTGGATGTAATGGTGCAACATTTGCTGCTAAAAACCATGCAGACTGGTTCGAAGATATACTCTATGGTCTAACAATAGATAGACGTGGAGGTAATCACATTTGCGTAACAACTGGCTCAGAAAGAAATGGAAGTAATTACTTTATTGCTGAGCTGGCAAAATGGGCTATTATCAGTGGTATCAATCCAAGCCTTGAGAAAGGTTCAATGAGTGATAACTTCACACTGAAATATCTTGTACAAAACTTCGTAAACGTTTCTGCGGGCTATTACGAGGCTCACAGAAATAGTGAATATATTAAATTCGACGAAGTTAAACGTATCAAAACTTGGTTGAAAAACTTTATTTTGAAAGGAGACTTTGAATGTTAGCATTATTTATAATTGCAATAATAACATTAATATGGATGATATTAGATGTATTCGGAGTATTCGATGACTAGAAAAGAGCCCTCAAATAAAGTTCACATAGACCGAGAAACCCTCAGAAAGCTTTATGTTGACGATGAGTTGACAACAACTCAAATAGCAAAAGAGCTTTCCATTTCACGAGTCACACTTCTAAGACTTATGAAACAACACAGAATATCTAAAAGGATTGATGAATTATGTTAAAAGTATATATTAAAATGTCAGACCTTGATAGATTTAACAACGACTTTGGAGTTGAGTTCACATACATTAAAGATGATGAATATAATATCGAGGTAGATGTAAAAGACTCAAAGCATCAATTCTACAGATGTGAAGGAAAATATTACATCAAAAAGAAAACATGTTAATCTTTTTATCTGATGAAATGATGACAAAGCGTGTACAAAAGCTTATCAAAATATACGATATGACACCTATAGCCCTTGGTATTGCCGAGGGCAAATTGTGGTCTATTAATAAAACAACATTTCACACTATCGGATTAAAGCGATGGGGTGGTAACAATGTATTTGGTATGATTTATAATCTACCAATTAATCAAATTAACATAAGAGCACTGGATGCTTATTATGGTTGCTCATTAAGTGTACTGTTAAAGAATCATATTCGTGATATGAATCACCGCAAACAAATCAATGTGATTCCAATTGACCCAATAGATTTACAACATTTAGCAGTTCATAAATACAACCTATTTGAGCCAGTTCAATGCTGGGCATGGATAGCTAATCTAGACTATCCAGCAATCTCAAAGAGGGTACAAAAAGACACCAATAGAATTTTACATGGTGCTAATGTACAAGCAATCAAAGAAGCTTTCCAGCTTTTATAAAAACTATATGGGGTGATCCCATTAACCTATTTTCCTAGGAGGAATAACATGAATTTAAGAGATTTAGCATTAGCAATCAAAATGTTAAAAGAAACAGTTGCAGATGCAACAGACGGTTTAGTAATTGGTGTTGACACTTTATCAGGTGGTCCTTACACTGGTGATCTTCCAGCAATCGGTACTGTATTAGTATCTAATGGAAATCATAAAGTTGTAGTAGACGCTATCGCTTACGATAGAGAACCAGATGATAAGTACGATCCTGAGAACAGACTAGTATTAGTTGAGTTCGATCCTGAGACTTTAGAAATCACAGGTAAAAGAACTAACGCTGGTTTCAACTCAATCAACAAATCTGAAGTTCTTGGTATGATCTTCGATTACGTTGTAAAACGTGAAGAAGAAATCT